AGGTTATTAAAAAATTTGTTGTATTTTTATGATACGTGTCTAAATTTTTTATAACAAATTCCCGTAAGGCTTCTCCATTTTTGTCTAGTTTTATTTTTAAAAATTTTGATAAAATACAATATTGAAGTATCATTTGAAGAACAATATTAGGAAAATTAAATAATATTTTATTTCTAATCTTATTGTCTGTTTGATCTTTTAATATAGTAAATAAAAATACAACAATTTTATTGTATTCTTTAATGATATATTTATCTAAATTAAATTCTAAGCGTAATGGTATATGAGTAGAATAAAATGTATCTAAAAATCTTACGTTTTCTATTAAAAATGATAAAAATACAAAATTGTCCTCATAATATAAAAACATTTTTAAACCTTTACTATCATTTATTACAATTTTATTTTCTTTACAGAACACTATTGTTTTTATAACAAGATATTTTGGCACATTATTACATTCAACATACAACTCGTCTATTGTATAATAACTTTTTATCGCAAACAGTTTTTTAAAATGATCAATCAACAGTCTAATATCAATTTGGTCGTAATAAAGATTATACGTAGAATAATCTATTTTTTCTTCTTCGTCTTCGTCTTTGTAACAAACGTAATCGCATGGTTGATATTCGCAATTTCGCGAAAGATTTAGTGTAGGAGATAAGTTATTTCGAGCTTTTGTTAAACGACAATCAAAACTAATTGTTTTTAATAAATATTCAATTGATTTAATTGATACATCTTTGTCTTCGCAAAATTTATACATATATCGATCAATTGATGAAAATTCGTGCCTTTCTAGTACTTCATTTTCTTCAACTATCGTTGTATAAAGATAAATGTCGACACTTGGATCAGGTTTTCCGTTAGATTTATTATAATTTATGAGAGCTGTATGTGAAGATAAACGAAACGCTCTTGCAATAGCTTGATCTGTTTCACTAAAATTCCAATGAGGTGTAAGAATGTGAACATTTTGAACATTTTTAAATGTAAAACCTTCGCTAACAATTTGTGTACCGATAATAATTTTTATTTTTTCACCCATTACATTATTATTATTGTTAAATACGGTTAATATATTATTAATATCTGCCGACGTTTTACTGGTTAATAATGCAAATGTTTTTTTTCCTCCTGAACTATTCTTTGTATATCGATTAAACCCAAATACTTTTTCTAATAATTCAGCAAAAACTACAGCTCCACTTCCATCGACGAAATCCATGTATACAAAATGATTTCCTTCTTTTTCTAAAAGCATTTTTATACATTTTGCGTATTTAATACTAAAAGTAGCGAGTACCTTTAATTTATCTTTTTTTTCTTTTTTATCTTTATATGGACTTGTAAGTGTTTCTCTACTTTGTACAATTGTTTTTTTGCCTTTTTTAACAGCCTTCATGTGTTTTTCAAAACCTTCTTTTCCATATGTACCATCTGGGAAAACAAATAAATTTGCCTCTCTGCTATTGATATAAATACCTTTACCACTTTTATCTTTTTCCAACGCAGCCTTGTAACTTTCTTTTTGATTTTCTGACATTTTCATTACAAATTGTTTAAAATGTTTTAAATCTAAACGCTCTCCTATAAATTCACGTTTAACTGTACTTTGCATTGATCTTAAAAAACTAACTTTTCCATAAAGTTTTTCTCTTAATTCGTCTTCTTTTTCTGGATTAACAACAATACTACCACTTTTATCTGTAATCATGTATTTTTTGTCGAAATCTTCACCAGTTGGTAGTATATCTTTTAATGGTAAAATTAAATTCATCAAACTAGCGATTTCAGATGGTTTATCAACCATTGGTGTACCTGTCATTAAAATAATTTTTACATTTTTAACAACATGCAACATTCTAAATAAATTATTATAACGATCTTTTATTTCTTTTTCATCTTTTGTATCTGTTATACGAATATGATGAGCTTCGTCTATTACAATAACCATATTACTGTATCTTTTTTTAATATCATCATCTTTCATATCTGACAATATTTTACTAAATACATCAAAGGTTTGAAAATCGTAATATTCAGAAATTTTTTTATTTATCCCTCTAATTATTTTATTTTGGGTTACTTCTCCTGTCATTTCATCTATTTCATTAATATCATCTCCATATCCATACAGTTTCCCATCTTTACCGGTCATTTTGTATTTATCATCTGTACATATATTTACCAATTCTTTTTTGTAGTTTCTAATTAATGTATCTCCTTTCATCAGTACAAGTGCTCCTTTGTATGAATCGGATGCTTCGTTTCTAATTTTTTCTATAATAGAAATAGACAAACAAGTTTTCCCAGTTCCTGGTTCATGCATAACAAGAATTCCGTTATAAGGAGTGTTTGCGCTTAAAAATTGTGATAAAATAAGTTGATGATTCATATATTGGCCTGGTACTTTTGGACTTTCCTCTACTTTTTCTAACTTGTATCGTTGGTATTCCTTTTTATGATATAATGACTTACGATCAACAAGGTCTTTTCCTAATATGTTTTCTGTATCTTTATCAAAATCAATAAATGTAGGTAAAAAATCACAGATATTCATTTATTTATATTATACATTATTTATTTCATAAAACAGTTTATTAATTATTTATTAATTAATAATATTTTTGAATTAATTTATATCAAAGAATGTTTTAAGCATAAATTGTAATTTACTTGGAATTTGATCTAAATCAAATTTTAAACGGTTTTTCAATGTTTTACCGCTATAAGGTAACTCATTGTCGGTCGACGTATAAGACTGATGTTCTTCCATATAAAAGGCTTTCAAAATAGCATAAATAATTTCATGTTTTTCATCAGTCATCACCTTTAACTGATCAACCAATTTGTCTTTTTCTTCGTCATTTAATTCTTTAAAATCATTTTTTTTCAACGTATCGTACAATGGGAAATTTGGAAAATTCATTATTGTTTTATTTATTTTTATTTTTCAAAATTATTTTTCAATTTTATGTATACGCTTCAGCAAATTCCATATAAAAATCATCCGAATCTCCCCATAAAGGTTGCCCTGATGCATACGCTGGAACTTCTTTTTTTCCATTATTTGTTTGCATTTTTCCTCTAGGAACTTCTTTGTTACTAAATTTTTCCTTTGATTGAATTTTACTACTTACTTCTAAAATAAATCTTTTGATTTCATTCTCATCATGTGGTCCATCATATCTAATAAAAGGTTTGCCTGCTACGTATAATATAATTAATGGAACATATTTTATTTCCGATATGGTTGCTTTACTCATTGCTATTATATTTTTTTGCATACTAACATTTATCATTCCAAATTGACATCCTCCTAATTGACCTGGGAGTCTCTTGAAAATCGGTATTAATGCTCTACAATGTTGACAATTTGTAGAATAAAATAATAATAAACTTAAGCCACGAATCGAATGACAAAGTATGTTACCTTTAACTCCTTTTTGAATCGAAAAATCTTCTGTTTGTAAAAATAATAAACCACTCATCTAGTTTTTATATATATTTTTATTTAAATCGTACTTTTATTTCTAAAAATGAAAAGAATAATTAAAAATAATAAAACAAAAACAAATCCATGTAAGATAAGTCCCCCGTTGGTAGGGGTATCTTTTGTAAAAGTTGAAAATAACTTATTTGTAAGGCTAAATGTAACTGGATTAAATAGTAAAAATAAAAGTACAGTTCCTATAAAAACAAGTAATAATATGTTTGTTGTTGTCCATTTTTTTTGTTTTTCTTTTGATAGATTATCCTTAAGATTATCGTTACGATTTTTTGGGTCCTTCTTTTTTATCTCTTTACATACAGTATGATCTACTTCATCATCTGGGAAACTCATAAAATCTGGATAAGGATCCGCATTAAATGTAATACTTTGATTTTCTTTACTACCCCATCCATCAGTTAACCCAAAATGCTGTGGATATCTATTTATAAAAGTAAAAATCGTTTTTAATACATCATACCATGTTGTTGTCGTCCCAGGTATCGCTATGCTACCAAATACACATTTGTATCTACCAATAAATTTTCGACCTACAAATGTATCATAATTTGGGTCATCACTTGGTTGATCTACGGTCGCAAGTAAAAATCCCAAGATATAAGAATATTCTCTAACATCAGGAATGTTAGGATCATTTTCAACATATTTACCAAAAAACGGACCTTTCGGTAACCCTTTTAATGAATCCATTATATCATCTTTATAATTCCTTTCCGTGTCAACATATGTTAATACAGTATTTCCATATACATCTCTAAAATCATAACCTTGTATCGCCCCTATAAAATTCCAAATAGGCTGTAACGTAGTTGTCATATCACGTTCGTCATACAGTTGCGGACCGTTATAAAAAGGTTTCATCATTCTATTTAACTCATGAAGAGCATTAACTCTTTTGTCTACGTTAAATGGATTAAATCTTAACATTTATATAATATAAAATTATATAATTTTATCATATCATTTACAATTTTTTATTCAAAGTGATCTAAGTAACACTCTCTGCAACAAAATGATTGTAAACAACCAGTACATTTTTTACAATATACTGTATAATCTCCACATTGTGTACACTCTTCAGCTTTTTGAACACAATATAGATTTTTATAACGTTTGAGTAATGCTAATTTTTTAATAATTGATTTTTTCTGGAATTCAGCTTCCTCTTCCTCGTCGATAAATTTCTCGTCTATTACTTTTAAAAGACATTCAATATATATAATCGCAAAATTATAGTGTAACGTTGGGATAAATTTACGATAACGATCTTTTAATCTATCAAAAATTGCAACAATCATTGGAAAATATTTTACTTCATCAATGTTTCTGACAAGATATAATAAGTGATTCGTACGAGCATTGTAATTTATAAATTCTAAAAAATCGTCGTGATGATAGATTTCCATATTTACCATTTCTATCTTTTTTATTTTGTTTTTTCAATTTTAAATATACATTGTTTAGTCAAATGATATCATTTCTATGTATTTTAAAAATGTTGAACGATCATGTAAGACAGATATAATATTATGGGCAACATCAGGTTCACATTGTTGAAAAGATGTTACATCTCTAATTAAATGTTCTAAAAGTTGTCCGAATCTTTCAGTCACATTTTCATTTTCAGGCTTTTTTATATCATATACAGTAAATAAATAATATACCTTTTCTGGGAATGAAAAATCACATTCAGGATTTTTACATTTAGTTATATAAATCCATGAAATTTCATTCGTGATTACCTTTAATCTATCGACAAACACTCTTCTACTAATAGAATTATTCGAAACCTGAGACAAACGTTTATATTTTTCATTTACAAAAGAACCGTCTGGATATAACGAACATTCTTCTTTTACAAACTCAATAAAACAATCACCATTCCCAGCCGTTACATCAAAAAGAATATTTGGTAACATTTCTTCTTTTCCAAAAATATCGAGTAATGTATCATATAAAGGAGCTAGATCTCTTCCTGTAAAATCCTGTACAATTAATTTAGAATTGATAGATAAACATTTTTCTACAAGTCTAGTCATAAAATGAATATCATTATAATCATAATTTTCATGAAAAGCAAACACGGTTGTTTGTTCATATTCTAGTTTACGGAAAATGGGTTGATTTGTAGATTGATCAACTACCATTTGTGTTTGATAAAGTGGCAATGGAATTTTTAAATCATCTTCCAAATAATGATCAAATAAAATGATGGCACATCCCTTGCTTTGTCGCATTTTACCTATAAATATCGGATATTGTTGGTTATTTTCACGTGTAAGAAGTCGAGTATAACCAGTTTGGTTGGATGAAAGTGACGGATCGGATACATAATATTTCATCGAGCTTCCAATTGCCATATATACAATTGAATTAGCTGAAATCGAATTAATAATGTTTGAAAGATGAACTTTGTATATCATAATTTAGTTTATTTTTTTGATTTATAAATATAATTTCAATTTTAAATAAATGAATATTCCGACAATTTATTATATTAATTTAGATCACAGAGAAGATCGGCGACATCATATTATAAATCAACTAGAAAGTGTAAACTATCCCAAAGATAAAATAATACGTATATCTGCTATACAAACAGATTTTGGTGGGTTAGGTTGCGCACGATCTCATGTCAAAACGATTGAAAAGTTTTTAGAAACAGGAGAAGAAAGATGTATTGTTTTAGAAGATGATTTTACATTTTACCAAAATAATAGTTTTTATAGACTATTGAATAATTTACCTGAAAACTGGGATATCGTCATGTTATCATCAAACACGATTAGCGACTCTCATTTTTCGGATAATTTTAAAAAATGTATTAGTTCACAAACGGCATCCGGATATATGGTTTCTAAAAAATTTGCACCAACATTATTACAAAATTTTAAAGAAAGTGAATCAAACTTATCTGCTGGACATAATTATGAAATATATGCAGTTGATCAATATTGGAAAAAATTACAACCCGATTCGAATTGGTTTATATGTAATCCTAAAGTTGGTTATCAGATGGAATCCTATTCAGATATATCAAAATTTGTTGTAAATCATGGAGTATAATTTTTATTTCAAACGATTCGCGTGTATAGGATTACTTTTTGTATTTGAATGACTTGCTGATGTTACACCTTCTGGTCCGCATTCACATGTTTCACCAATTATTTCTGTATCATATTTATATCTAATAACAGACCAAATCGATTGATCATGTCGATTTTCCCTAAATGTTACGTCATTAGGAATAATACTACATTCATCATTAAGTAAATGATAATTACAGCACGTGTTATACCATTCTTCCACTATTCTTAGATTTTTGTCTGATTTTTTTATAAAAAATATACCTCCAACCAATTGACCATACTCTTTTTGTTTTTCTTCCGCATCTAATGCATTGAAAATATCCATTTTTGTCCACGATTTTTGCCTATAACTCATTCTAAATGATAAAATTCCAGACTTACTTCTTTCTAACGTTTTTATATATTCTAGAAATCTATTCATACCAGAATGTAGTAAACTACATCCAGCATCCATATAAAATAATATTTCATTTTCTTTCATATTTTTTAATGTATGTAAGGTTAAATACGACTTCCATATCCAATATCCATATCCTCTATTATTTTGTGTAATAAATTGTTGATGTTTATCCCAAAAATCTTTCATTTCCATTAAATCTGTATCTTTATAAAAAATAGTTGTCTTGAAAGGAAAGGTTAACACTTCTTTTTTTAAACGTTCTAATGAAGAATAATATAAAGAATTCCCAAAAGTTATAAAAGTAATGTTTTCCATTTTTTATTATTTTATAATTCTTAAATACTAAATATAGTTTTGGGGTACGGCCTTTTTTAAAAGGCTGTGTAAAGATGATATGATTAACGAAATCATCGCATACAGAGAAGATGACATTTCTACAGTAGAATATACAGAAATGAGTACTAGTCGTCTGAAACTAATTGCAAAAGATCGAGGACTTTTAGAATATAATAATCTCAAAAAAGACGAATTAGTAGAAGCATTAAAATTAAAAGATGTAAAAGATCAAGAAGAAAATGATAAAAAAGATCGTATTATGTTAGGCGGGATTGAAATCATTTCACGAGAAGGAGATGGTTATATTAATGCAACTCAATTATGTAAAGCCGGTGGAAAAGAATATTCAAATTGGTTTAAAAATAGTAAAACAAATGAGTTTTTAGAAGAGTTAGAGGGGTCCCTTCTAATTAGAAGGGACCTTTTAATCCAGATTAACATAGAAGGAAATAATGAAAATAGATGCACATGGGTACATCCTCGTGTTGCAATTCATATTGCTCAATGGGTTTCTCCTAAATTTGCCGTAATTGTTACTGGTTGGATTCAAACTCTTTTATCTACCGGTAATGTTTCAATTGAACGTCCCATAAAAGCATTTACGACTCTTACCCAAATGGACGTTGAAGCCGAAGAATTAGAATCAACTGTAAAAATGGAAGAACACACGGCCGATTCCGTTCTTTATATTTCTTATATTGGAAGAGGAATGGTAAAAGTTGGATATTCGGACGGTCGTTTGGTTCAACGTAATAAAAAGCATATGTCAACCGAATCAATGTATTCACAATGGAGAATTGTTCACTTGGTTAATGTTTCAGGAAGACCTATTGAAAAAATCCTACATGAATTCTTATTTCCTTATCAAACAGACTTTAACAAACAGAAAGAAATTTATAAACCCCTAAAATCCATCACGAGTTTCATCAATATGGTATCGAGATTTGTAGAAGATAACGATTTACCTATGAAAATTCGTCGACTTGAAAGTGAAGTGCAACGATTAAAATTAGAAAACATGGAACTTCGATTGCATCTAAAGGATGAAAAATAGGTCCCTTCGTTTTTGCGCTACTAATTTACAAATTATTTAATTTGTAAAAATGTTATATTATTATTTATATTTTCTCCGTTTGGTGTTCTAGAGTCTTTTTAATTTTTTCTATTTTACATCCTTTACAATGTTTATCTCTCTTAATATCACTTAATACTGCTTCATATGGTTGGCCGCATTTACATATTAATTTTAATTTTTGTTTATTATTTTTATATTCTTCCGATTTTGTTACTAAAGTCATTTGATGTTCTTTTACAATTTTTTCTATTATGCTAAAGTTCAAACGATTGCAATCATTTTGACAGGACAGACAAACACCTGGATAATTTTGCTTTTGTATATTACATACGAATGTATGATTCTCTTTTTCACATGTATTACATATATAAATAACCTTACGTGTTGAAAAATCTACATTTTTGACAATGTGTCCTGTTTGTTCCTTTATTTTTTGAATAAAATCAGTCGTTTGTAATTTTAATTCGCGTTGTTTTTTACAATTTATACAAAAATCTTCTAATGTTACTTTAGATTTTTTATTTGTATAACTTGATGATGTTAATCCGTTAATATGATTACATTCATTACATTTAAATTCAATTTTTTTTGTATCGTTAAATTCTTTTTCTAAAGTAATAATAGAAAAAGATGTTTCTAAAAATTCTTTAATATTTTTATATTTTGACATTATTTAATCATAAAATATAATTATGTAATAATTTCAATTTTATGATTAATAATATAATTCAATAATTTCAATTAGTTTTTCAGGTACATTTTCTTTCCAATATTTAATTAAATCTATTAAAGATGATATACGTAAATTCCATTCTTCTTTATTTTTAATAAAAGATATTCCAGTTTTACTATTAATTTTCCAACAAGATGGACTTGTATCATTAGCATCAGGATTAAATCTTAAAAACACAATAGGACGATGGTAAACATCTATAGATAATAACATAATACGTTTATTTTCACAAGAACAATCATATGAATTATGTTTATTTTCATCTATTTCTACTATTATTATATGTGATCCCATATCTAACAAACAATCAGGTCTTTTTTTAGAACAACCATCTTTTATAACACGATCAAATTTCCACTCATTGTCTTTAAAATTTTCTTTTATTTTTTCTATAACAGCACTTTCTTTAGTCTTGAAATTACGACTAATTTTTTGTTCTGGAAATAAATTTACATAACAATACATACAATACCCATCACATTTATTATTTTTTCGTGTTTCACACAAATCTAATTTACATAAAGCAGCTCCTCCACACTCTTTACAGTAACGCTTTTTTTTATCGTGTTTACAAAAAGCAGACCCTCCGCAATCTTTACAAGAAGAACGTTGAATACCATGTTCACAAAAAGCTGAACCACCGCAATCTTTACATTTTGGGCGTTGTTTACCATGCTTACAAAAAGCAGAACCTTTGCATTCTTTACATGTTGGTTTATATTTATCATGTTCGCAAATTTGAGAACCTTTACATTCTTTACATTGTTTTTTAAATTTATTGTGTTCACAAATTTTTGTACCTTTACAATTTCCTTTACATTCTTTGCATTGTTTTTTAAATTTATTATGTTCACATATTTCGGCACCTCCGCATTCTTTACAATAACGTTTATTTTTATTATGTTCACATATTTGTGAACCTTTACAATCTACACATGTGTGTTTTTGTTTATTATGTGGACATATACCAGATCCACCACATTCTTTGCAATAATATTTTTTTTTATTATGTGGACAAGACATTTTAATTTTTTGATTATTTTTATAAAAATAATCAAATTTATATTGAAAAAATTTTGACCTGTAAAACCCTTTACAAAACAGGGAACCCCAAGGCACCTCCGCTAATACGGATGATGTTATTGTTAACACAAGTAGTGATGAAATCGTACTTGACGGCACTTGCTACAACTGTCTGGCTAACGGTAGGTGTTGAGGTGTTAGCGTTGACATACCAAGAGTTGTTCATAGCAGCCGATGAGAAGGGGACAATTGAAACGTTGGTTAATTTTCCATAATTGGTGCTTCCCATCGGATCAATGTTGGCATAATCTAATGAGTAAGAATAACTGTGGTAACCGGTTTCGAGAGGAATAACGGGTGAGTGGTACCAAGGGTTGACAAGTGAGAAGTAGTCGGATCCCATGTTTTGAAGACGTTGGGTGTTTTCATAGATGAGAGAAGTGTTGTCAACGGGGTCAGAGCCAGCAGTGAAATCAACAACACCAAAGAGAGCGTTACCAGCAGAAGCAGCAATGTTACCAGATTGGTGAGGACCAAGAGGAACTTGGGCATCAGTGGTGTAGTTAGACCAAGCGGAATAGTTGGCCTTGTTACGGGCAGCCCAGAATAAGACCTTGACAGCATGGGAGAAACGAATGTCGAATTGAGGAGTGATTTGAGATCCAGAAACACCCATGACACCTGATCCATTAACAGTGCCGTTTGCATTGTATGATTGAAGAGGAGCAGTTTGAACTTGTTCAATGAGAATGTCACGAGGAGCACAAGCCATCTTCTTACGTTCTTCGTTGGAGACAATGGCGTAGTTAGCCCATACTTGGCAGTTGTTGCTGATATCGGGGGCATTAGTTCCAGATGCAAGATCGCTTTGCGCGGCAGGGACAGACACCCAAGCACCAGGAGCGGGGGCAAAAGCTGTAGCAGCGTTGGATGTGAATGCTGGGGGTAAAATTAGACCAGCAGCTGGAGCTGCAGTTGGGCACCAAACGTCCTTGATAAGCAAATCAGTCCAGTTACGGAAAGAAAAGTTAATACGCATTTCATTGTAAGGTAAAGCAGCGGTGGGGAGAGCAATGCCAGAATCACGAGTAAAGAAGAAGGGAAGAGGAAGGTTGAGAACTTGAGAAGGAAGAACTTGAGCAGAAAGGGTAGGTGCGCTTCCGACCGTACCAATTTGAGGGCCACCGCAACCAACCAAGATCAAGGGGTTAGAGGCAACAGGGTTGATAAGTTGGTTAACGTTACCAATCATGACATTGTAACCATTGCGCTTGCCAGCAGGGACAGTGAAGGCCGACCAGAAATCGAGGTGAAAGTTATCGAAACGAGCAGCAACCAAATCGTTGAACGTAATACTGCATTCTTGGATCAAGTTGTGCATCAAGTTACGAGTCCAACGCAAGACACTAGCGGTTGTGGTGGATTGGGAAATGTTAGTAGGGTTAACAACTGCAGCAGTAACTTGAGGAAGGACAACACGGAGCCAAGTGTGGAGGAGATAATCACCAGCACGAGAAATGGAGACGGACCATTGTTGGCCAAAGCCTGCAGAGCCTGAAGAACGGCTGAGGACAACGGGTACTTGGGTAAACCAGGTTGATTTGCGAACTTCACGAACGAAGTAGGCAATTGATTCGGCGCCGCCGTATGTGTATTTTTCTTGTTCGTCATAGGTGGCGAGATCGATGAAGCCGGATGTCAAGTTGGATGTAGCGATAGACATTTGTTTTATTATAGAGGAGAAAATTTTTTTAAATTATAATTTACTTTTTTAATTATCAGACTTAAAGAAAACAAATTTTAAGATTGGTTTTTAAAATTTGTTATAGCGGAATTCCGGTATCGGTGATTTTTTAAGCTATATCAACCTTTAAAATTGTGAAAGTCGGAATTTGGGGTATCGGTGATGACCACTTCGATGACTACTCGTGTAAACCACGTCGAAGTTCCTTTTATAAAATTGAAGTTTAAAGAATTAAATTATAATAAAAACAAAAACCTAAAATGACAACATCCACTTCTTTTGAAAAAATCGGAGACATTTTTAAATGCGAATTGACCTTATCAAACAATGAAAAATTTATTATTCCAATGCGAGAAGATGGTTATATTTTTGCAACAGGCTTGTGTAAAGTTTCTGGTAAAAGATTAAATAATTATATTAGAATGAATGAAACAAAAGAACTTATTAAAAAGATTAGTTCCGAAACTCTTTTTAGCGCATCGGCTCTAATAGAGATATATAAAGGGGGTAATAATAAATATTCTCAAGGTACATGGGTTCATCCAGATTTAGGCATGCATCTTGCTCAATGGTGCAATCCTTCATTTGCTTCTCAAGTTTCAAAATGGATCAGAGAATTATTAATAGTAGGAAAGGTTGAAATTGGTAAAGAAAAATCTATTGAAGAAATGAAAGAATTATATGAACAAAAAATAAAAGAAATGACAGAAAACTTTGAAAAAGAAAAAATAAAAATTATAATGACAGAAGGTGAAAAAAATCTAATACTTTCAAGAAAATATGAACGTGTAATGATCAATCACCAAACATTTTTACGTAAAAAAGAATTATATCGATTAAAACGAGGTGGATGTGTTTATTTAGTAATAATGACAGAAGAAGACAAAGATACAAAAACAAAAGTTGGACTATCTCGAGATATTACAGATCGTGTTTCTGGATATCGTACATCTAATCCATTTTGTAAATTATTATTTGTAATGTACACTGAAGATTATACATTAATGGAAACTAGTATAAAGAGAAAATTTCAAGATGAATTATACCCAAACAACAGGGAATTTATTACAGGTGTTACAACTGAAAAATTAATTGATTCCATCAAAAACATAGCTGATATGTTATCTATAAAGTATACACTTGAAACACAAGACCAACTCGATATTTTTAATACACATAATATTAAAATTATTGGCGGAGGTGTTAAACAAGATGAACCTGAAGAACCACTTCCTGAAATCACAAAACGATGTGGAGGCCTTACTCATACGACAGAAGAAAGTCGTTTCTTACCATTGTCTAAATTTTTCAAGAATTCAGGAAACGAAGATGGGGTAAATCGTATTTGTAAAGATTGCCATCTTGTAGGTGTCTACGGAGACAAGCGAAAAATTCGTAAAATTGTAAAAATTCCAGAATATGATGAAGTTACACAGAAATGGTGTAATCGTTGCGAAAAGGTTCATCCTCGTGACAATTTTTTTAAATCAAAAGACACAAAGGATGGACTTTATGCAAATTGTAAAAACTGTAAAAATGAACAGAAAAAAGCCAGTCGTATCAAAGATAAAAATAAAAGCAAAAGTGTTATCTAAAAATAAAAAATAAAAGCGATTTAAAGAAAACCCCTCAAATCATGAGGTAAAATATGTATAGTTAAAAAGATAACTATACATAAATAAATTTCCAAATGGAAATTGATATATTACATATTGATAAAAACATAAGAGATAAATGGAAAATAAATGAAGAGAAAATGGTTGAAATAGAAAAAAATATAGAAGAAATTAATGAACTATTAAAAGATAAAAAATTGTCAATACATATTATAAAAGATTTAAAAGACAAATTAGAAGAATTAGTAAATGAAAAACAGCGATATAATGATTTTCAAACCAATTTAAATTTTTATATCATGGATGTTACACCAATATTGGAAATATACAAACAAATGACACTTCAACCCAAAAAAATTTCATTCATGACGAAAAAAGACACAAATCAGCAAGAAATTCGCACGGTTGTAAAAAAATACTTGGATATATTAGATAATTATAATATTAATTATGGTGAACTTGACGATATTGTTTCAAAAAACAATAAATCTCCTCCAAAAAAAAGAGAATGCAAGAGATGTAAATCAAGTACAGATTTCATTTTTAATGAATATAATAATGTAGAAATTTGCGAGTCATGTGGAACACAGGAAGAAAAATCATATAAATCATCTTGTTATAAAGATATTGCAAGGGTAAATATATCAAATAAATATACATATGAAAGACGGATACATTTTAAAGATTGTATCAATCAGTATCAAGGTAAACAAAATTCAACAATTGATCAAAAAGTTTTTCGAGACATTGAACGTCAGCTTGAATTACATGGAATTATTGATATAAATTGCACAGATTTATCCTTACGTTATTCTAAAGTAACAAAAGAACACATCTTGCTTTTTTTAAAAGAGACAGGTCATTCAAAACATTATGAAGATATTGTATTAATCTATCATAAATTAACAGGAAAAAAGGTAGATGATATTTCACATTTAGAAGATAGTTTAATGGAGGATTTTGACAAGATTTCAAATATATATGATCAAAAATTTAAATTTACGAGAAAGATTGAACGAAAAAGTTTTATTAATACACAATATGTATTATTTCAATTATTACGTAAACATAAATATCCATGTAAACAGTCAGATTTTAACATGTTAAAAACATTGGACCGAAAAAGTTTCCATGATGAGATTGTAAAGGAGATTTTTGAACATCTTGATTTTAATTTCACACCTATCTTTTAAAACTTTTGACGCCGATTTTTATACAACTTAAAGATTATCATATAGTAAAAACACGATGGCAATATCAGTCCTTCAAGATCGAAAATTTCTTGTTCATGTTTCAGTCGAGCTTGTTTTGGTAGGGTCGATGGCATATTTTTTTCACCATCGTTCTAAAACGCTAGAGGAACGCGTTAAAAAAGTCGAAGAAGAATTAATTACACTTACTGATATGTTACAGCAAGAATTAACAACTATTAAAAAAGACATGAAGGGTGACAAATCTAACCCCGAATTGCAACAATTATATCAAGAAAATTCTTTATTACGCCAACAGATACAAAGACAACAACTTTCTGCAAACCAAACAATTCAACAATTACATCAACAATTACGACAAATGAAAGAAGATCAAGGTAAGGACCAAATCAAAGAACAATTCAAAGATCAATTCAAAGATCAATTCAAAGACCAATTCAATAACGAAAGCAAAGACCAATTCAAAGACCAAAGCAAAGACCAATTCAAAGACCATTTCGATAACGAAAACAATGTCGATATTATCGAAATTTTTTCAATGACGATGCCACCAAAAAAATCAAATTCTTCGAATGCTTCAATTGAAGTCATCGAATCCGAATCAGAAATAGATTTAGATGATGAGTTAAGAGAAGAATTAAACGAATTAAAACAATAATATAAAGAATTGTATATTAATAAAAATCGTAATAAAAATCGTTCGACAAATGAAAAAAACATTTGATAAATGGATGAATGAATATAGAGAAGATACTGTAATTATTTTTAATAGATTAATACAAATTTTAGAAAGACGAAATATGATTTACAAAGACTATTCATATGAATCTTTTTGTAAACTTTTATATTTAAAGAGTTCTAAATATTAATAAAATAAACATGAGTAATGAAGAGACGGAAATTCCGGTGATTGATACATCACAACTAAATGAATCATACATAGAAGAGATGATTACAGAAAAATCATATGAATGTATTTCCGAAAGTTTATGTTTTATAAATGAATATACATATGAAAAATCTATTCCTATTGCAGAAAAGTTGACATACGGTGATCTTTTTGAATTTTTTTTTGAAGAATAATTTTTTACATACTTATTAATTATTTCATTAATTAATAAATTTATTAAGGAGAACCTCCTTTCATTAAACAGTCAAACAATTCTTTTTGTAATGCTGTCAAATTTTCAAGATCTATATCGTCGTCGAGATTTAAATCTACGTCTACATCATCATCGTCATCACCATCGTCGTCTTCTGGTTCGTCTTCTGATTCAGGTTCAGGTTCAGGTTTCTTCGCCTTTAATGTTGCTTCCAAAGCGTCAATCGTCTCTTTTTTACCTATATACGTATGACCGTTATGTTCAAATACTTTTGTATCTTTTCCATATGGTTCGTATTTAGCGAAAGATTTTTTCATACACTTTTTAGATTCTACATCACACATATCTTTATCATCAGCACATGGATTATCATCATCGCAAGCAGTTATATCTTTTTTCGATAAAAGGGTTAAATATTCAGCTACTCTTTTATTTCTCTTTTCTTCTTTCTTTTCTTCTTCTGTTGGTTCTTCTTTTGGTTTTTTAGGTGAACGAACAGGTTTTTTAGGTGAAGCAACAGGTTTTTTAGGTGAACGAACAGGTGTTTTAGGTAAAACTTCTACCTGTCCTAGAAAAGTAAACTTTCCGTCTACTTTTTTAATAGGACATAAATTATTATTTTTTAAATAATCACTTAGAAATTTAGGTATATTATCTAATTTTTCACGCCCGTCCTTGCCATTTAATACGAATTTTAATGTTTTTTCTTTTATGCTATATATTAACCAATATGCTTTTTTAATACTTTCGTCGCGCGTAATCATCACACTTCTCATTTCGTCACCTTTCCCATTTATATAAGGAGAAACCTTATCCTTATTTAATACAGATTTGGTGAATTTTTCAAAAGATAACTCTTTTTGACCACATACGAAAACAATGTCTGCAAAATCAACATCTCCCGCTTTTTTGTTAGTTTTCATTATCCATGAATCACAATCGTATGTAGGAGATTTAGAACGAGGTTGAGGTTTAGGAGGTGAAGGAGCACGAGGTTTAGGAGGTGAAGGAGCACGAGGTTTAGGAGGTTGAGGTTTAGGTGAAGGTGAACGAGGTTTAGGTTTAGGTTTCAATCTTTCAATTTCTTCTTTTGCTTTACGTTTTAATTCTTCTAATTCTTCTGCTGTAGGAGATTCATAATTATCTTCTTCTTCTAATGGTTTATAATCATAAATTGCTTGTGCAAGAGCTTTTAATAAATTTTCTTTATCTTTTAAAGTAGCTTCTTTTCGTGTAAATTTTTTCCATAAATTTGTATAAAGATTTTCATATGCATCTGTTGACTCAAGTTGTCCTATTAAACCTCTTAATTCAGCTTTTGATTTTTTCAATAAATCATCGTAAATCGCTTTTACAGATTCGTCCATTTTTATTTATAAATATATTTATAAATAATGTTTTTTTTTCTTTATAAATTTACATCTGGACCTCTCATTCTTCTTTTTGGTACTTGTTGAGGCTGTTCATCGGTCATCCCAAATAAATTATTTCCAATCTTTTTCATGACCATTTTAGTCACAATAAATATGGCTGCATTTATTAATATTGTAAACAATAGACGAATTTCTACAGGCCATTTACTGCCTTCCGGTACATAATTCTTTTCACCTAATTCAATTAAAAGATATTCATATTTATTCATATTTACAATTTGTTGTTTTGTAAAATCTTGCATATCAAATTTTAACCAATAACCAAGAACAAATTCAGTAATATAAAATCCTGTAATAAGATAACTTTTATATGTTTCAATATTATTATCAACATTTACTTGACGGATCGTATTATCGTAAGCTCTTTGCATTGTATTATAATCACTGTGTATAGTAAAATCAGGTATAGGTGAATTTTTATAGGATTTTCGTAATAAATCAAACTTAAATAAAAGTTCTCGTTTTAAATCTTCGTCATCGTATGAATTATTTGACACATCATTCATAACTTTTTTAGGAACAAATGAACCACCGGAAATCTCTGATAATTTTGGAGCAACATATGTTCGTTCTTCATCGTCTTCATTATTACGTTTACTTTCAGATTTATCGTCTTTTAGTAATTCTCTTAAACGAGAAGATAAACCATCATCTTCATCCTTTGCGGGAGATTTATCACGGTCATCAGATCGTTCTCGTTCTCGATCACGATCTCTTCGTTCATCATCGTTATCACGATCTTCTCTTTCTTTTTCTTTTTCACGATCATCAGATCGTTCTCTATCTTTTCGTTCGTCGTTATCACGATCTTCTCTACGTTCTTCTCTTCTTTCGTCAGATCTTTCTCTTCGTTCGTCGTTATCACGATCATCTCTACGATCTTCTCTACGATCTTCTCTATCTTCAGATCTATCTTTTTCTTCAGTATTTTTCGGAACATATTCTTGATTTACTAATGCTGGTTTGATTTTACTTTTATTTTCTATTAATTCCAAATATAAATTAGGCATCCTTGGAAATTTTTTTGGACGAAAAGGTGGCCTTTCTGTAAAAAGTTTCGTAACACTTATAACAGGTTTCCTCAACATTTTTACTTAAAGAAAGAGCTTTAAATGATTAATTAAGATATAAAAAACGTTTTTGTCTGATTGTAGCCAACTGAAAAAAACTCTAATTTTTTTGAATGAGTGATATGAAAATCATATATTTTTATGGGTTCCATAAGTATTTCTATAAAAATGCATTTTTCTGTTTGATTTTTTAAATATTGCAAATGCAGTTCATTAATAGGAATCATTATAACAGTGTAAAATTTATCAATAAAACTTTTATAATCATCTTTTGTAGATGATGTAACATTAAAACAAATGATATTAATATCATTTTTATATTCTAAAATCGATGAAAAAGGACAGTTATCTACAAATCCTCCATCTATAAAATAATTTTCATTATAAATACAATCATTAAATACAAAGGGTAAACTAGTTGAAAGTGTAATCGCATCAATACAACTCATGTCAGGATAATTATGATATGATATATATTCTTTTTTTTTAGTTGTAATATTATACGTACAAGTAAAAAGAGTCTTGTTCATTTGTTTATAAAGCTGTAATAAAGTTGGTATGTATTCTAATTTAGCCAATGTCATTTTTTTAAAATGATCAGCGAAAACTGAAAAATCATACATTCCTTCGCCCTTTAAAATAGACTCAATACTTTTTATTTCTTGTATATCAAATACTTCATTTGTAATACAGTAAATAATGATATCAATTGGATTATAACCAATTGCTAAAAAATAACAGATAACCGCCCCTATACTTGTGCCTGCATAATAATGTATTTTTTTTAATTCAATTTTTTTTGAATCAATTATGTATTGTATTCCTCCTAATATACCAAAACCTTTTAAACCTCCTCCAGCTAATACAAGAGCGTTATATTCTTCTTTTACTTTTTCTTTGACTTCTTCTTTGGCTTCTTCTTTTACTTTTTCTTTGACTTCTTCTTTTACTTCTTCTTTCAATTCATTTTTTACGTTGTTGTCCATTTTTTATGATCTTTGTATTTAAACTAATTATTTTTTAATTAGTTTTTAGTTTATGATTTTTCAATAATACGTTTAAGTAAAATGATACAAACAATAATTAACAATGCAATGCAAACAATATACATTGAATTGTCGCAATTATAAAATTTGGAACAAATAGGACAATCTTTTATATGATTTGCTACTGTCATACACGAAATTTCTTCTACATATTTTTCTTGTACTGGTTGAAATTGTTGTATATTGTAACGTGGTTGTTGGAATGAATCTAATTCAAATGGAAAAAACGGACGTTGTTGATAATTTTCATAAAGAGGTTGCGGAGGTGGTTGAATATTTTCAACACCTCCATTTAACGCATATGCGTAATCTCGATCATTTGATCGAATATGTTTTGATTGAATTTGGTTACGAAATTCATCTCTTTCTGCATTACCTTTCATTATATAATCATTTTGAGGGACAGAAGAGGGTCCAGGACCATGTCCAGGCATACCATTATCTGCGTCAAAAAGATCATCTATGAATGTGACATTTTTTCTATTCATTTATATAATAATACTTTTTTATTTTTACAGTTCTTTATAAATTTTTAGTAACAATGTATCACCGTCCATTTGAACAGAATTTTCAAGTATTGATCTAAAGGTTGTCTTTTTTTTTGTATCTTCGTTTACCTTCAAACCCAGACTTTTATCACCAACTTCAAATTGTATTTTAACACCTTTATTTATATATTCAGTATAGACTGCTGTCTGTTTAAATAATTTACATTCTTCAGCTGTCCCTTTTAATTTAAGTTTTATAGATTCATTTGATTTTACTTTGATATCTTTGAGATCCTTGATCTCCGAATTGATTATTTTTTTAATAGGCACATCTAATGGTAGATCTGTACATAAACCGTTTTCATCAATGTAACATACAATTCTTTTATCCATATCTCCAAAAGCATGCTGTAGAGGTGTTCCTGGATAATAAATATTTTTACCAATTCGCTGGTTATCATGAATATGTCCACTTATAACAAGAGGATTGTCATCTTTCCATTCATCTCCATCTTTAGAAATAATCGCCCCCATTTTACACCCCTTAAATTCTTGATGTGCAAAAATTACATTCATTGTTTTCCATTCTTTGCATTCTGTTTCAAGTGCTTCGATAAATCTTCCAGGAAATACATAAGGGCAAATTAAAAAAGTAAAATCATCAATTTTTCTACAGACAGGTTTGTCGATAACAAAAACATTTTCTAAATGAGAAAGAACATGCATCCAGTGATGTGATGATAAAAATTGTTGATTATTAATCATATCATGATTTCCGACAATAATATCAACTGGAGCATACTTAGAAAGAGTCACCACAAACTCTAGTGTTTTGTTTAATGCTTGTGTAAAAATTCGTTCGTGGTAATGCATTAAATCGCCTCCGATAATGATCCTGTCAAAATGATGTAATTCACATTTTTTTTGTAATTCTAAAAGAAGAATTGAAACTTCTTCATTGTTATCTGTTTTGATATGAGGATCGCCGATAAATAGAATTTTCATGTTTATTTTATTCATTTGTTATTTTAAATGTTTAAATTCAATTTTAGGTTTAAAAATTTATAATAAATTTTTAATTATTGTATAAATTTATTTATTGTTTTTTGTCGTCATCATCTTTTGCGTGATCGCGAAGATACATGGCGTACATTACAGCAGCAGCTAAACCGCACAATGCAACAACGTAATAGATTCCATTTTCTACAGTTTTGGCACTTTCACCACCAACTGCACCAGCTAATTTTTCAACGAGGTTGTAACCAGCTGCGTGAAAACCCCAGTTAAGGGCGCCAACTACAGTTACGTAAAACAACACGATAAAAACAATTTTTTCAGCTTTCATTTATTAAAAGAAAAAAGAAATAAAAATAAAATTATTTTTAATCAATTTTTAAACTAATTAAATTTAAAGAATAATCAAAAAAATAAATTTAAAGAATAATTAAAAAAATAAATTTAAAGAATAATTTTAAAAAATTTTACATTTTTAATAATAAATATGGAGTACATAAAACAATTTTTAACAATTCAACAACAACTTCGTATGTTTCACTGGACTTCAAAAATATACAATCAACATATTATTACAGGAAAATTGTATGAATCATTAGATGAAAAAATTGACAAATTCGTTGAAATTCTATTATCAAGTAGAACCTTGGATGCAACTCATTTGACAGTTAGATCTACATCTTTAAACAGAGAAGGTTTAATAAAAAAATTAAATGAATTTATTACATTTTTACAACAATTTGATGAAGACCTTTCAAGCGATCTCTTAAATATAAGAGATGAAATGTTAGCTGATGTACATCAACATATTTATTTATTAAAAATGGATTAAGTCCTCTTTTTTTATTAATTAAAAAATTAATAAACAATTTATTAGACATACTTTATTTCATATAATTTATCATTAACATTTACATATCGTTTAATGTTCAATGTATCTTCTTTCGTATCAACAGATTGATTTATTATTTTAAAATTTTTATCATATTCTAAAAATTTGTCATTGTCATTATCATTTTCTATAGAAGTAACCTCCTCTGCAAACACAATTTTACCTCTAAATATAAAATAATAAGAAGAAAGAGGTTGAAGCGTTGAATATACGATATGTTTTACATTTTGAAATGTAATTATATCAGAAAGATAAAACAATCTACTTTTATCTGTTTGTTTATAATCTGTAATCGAATCGTAAAAGGAATAAAATTCTTGTTTTTCACAATATGTCTCTACTTTTTTAATATAATTCATAATGCATAGACGCAAAAGACAAATCAATCTTTTTAATGTTTCGTTATTTTCAACAATTATTTTATTTTCATCATTTACATATCCAGCTTTTTTCATTAGTTTTTCGTTTATGACTGAAGAATTAATTATTTTATAGGGAGTCTCCCCTGAAATTGAAACATTTTCATCTATAAATTCTTTTATTGATTGTATAGTATATTCTTTGTGATGTTTTTCTCTACAAAAACATGAGTAACGATATATAAAATATTCACCTAAAATGTGAGCAATTTTTTTAACAATTATATAATTATCAATTGCATCTACATCTTCTTCTTTTTTAATTTTAATCGTAAACATACCGTGTTTTATGTCATCATTTTCATTTTCTTTAATCATTTTAGATAAAAGTTTGTCTGATTTGATATTTTCAAGATCGTTTTCCAGGTAAATTTCATCATTATCAACTACAGGTAAATCGATCGGAGGAATTGGGTCACATAACAAAACGATATCTTTTTCTGTAAGAAACCCTCTTGTTTTATTAAATGAATCTAGTATTTGTCCTTTGTAATTTATTGTAGTAGGAGGTCTTTTACTATATTGTACTACATTCTTAGTGGATTGTTCTAGGTAAAACTGAGTAATAAAATGTTCTTTTTTATGCGGAAATAAATATGTATATGTTTCAGCTTTCTTTTTGACAAGTAGTTCACAACGTATTTCGTTATCATGATTTTCAAGAATGTAGATAGTGTCCCTGTACAATGGTTTGTACTGTAAATAAGGACCTTTATGTTTTGGTTCGATGTATGTTGCAGAGTAATTTGCATTGTTTCGATACGAAAATAAGACAATATTACATTCATAATAATATTCAAGTAATCTTATCCATCTTCTTGGATCCATATATACGTTTTTATTTTTAAACATTTGGGACATTTCATCAATTGATAAATCATAATTTTCTTGTAACGCTACATAAAATCTTTTTATGTTTATATTTTTACCTGTAGCTGTTTTTACGCATGATAAAAAACTATGAGCATTCGAATCGGTTGGATCTCGTATAGCACCCATTCTTAAAAATTCACAGTCAATTTCATCTTTGTAAAACGTTTGAAAAAAATATTTTAAATTTACCGGAATCTCTCCTAAATTTCTTTTTGATATCGTAGATGGATGTAACAAATGATGGATTGTTTTTAAAACCTGTTGATTTGATCGTTGTTTCTTTTCTTTTTTTCCTAAAAAGTAATCATTAATATTTTTTTCTGTTCCTTGTTTTGTTTCAAAACAGCAAGGCATATATTTATAATAATCATCCTTACAATTGTTATTTCTTTCAACAAGACCTATATAAGGGTAATTTTTTGACACTTTACCTCTTTTATTTGGTTCTTTTTTATCATCCGGATTGTCTGGGCAATAATAATAAAATTGTTCTTTGTATTTATTCTCAGCGTCTCTGTTTTCAAATGTCATGTCATCAAAGTGATTGTCTTTTGGAAATTTCATATATTTATCTACATCTGATGCATCGATTTCATCTTTTTTTAATAACAAAGGAAGTCGATCTCTTTCACAGCATCTAGTATAATTAGATGAAAAAACAAATGGTGCTTTGTCTTTAATTGTTTCCTTCTTTTGCTCAATTTCATTTTCTTGTTTTATAAAAGATTGTATATCTGGTATAAATCTTTTATATTCATTTATAATTTCCGCTTCAGTTTCTTCATATATTGTTAGAATTTTTGAAAAAATAATTATAAAACGATCTATACTAGCCGTATCTTTAAAATTATTCACACTTATTCTAATAAAATTATCTCCGATTTTTATCTTTTTGTCTTTATCATGTTGTAGTAACTCTTTTGAATCTATGTCATTTTGAATCACTTTTTTACTGATCACGTTACAGGATGAATCTTTGTCACCAGTTCCTCCTTTGTATTTTAATAATAAACCTGTTTTTTTTGTAGTAGCTTTGTCTTTTTCATCTACCGAAACAAACAAAGATATAATTTTATTATTCATAATGATGTCACTCATTACAAATTTTAAAAATTGTTTTTCAGGAAACATGATCAACCCTCTGATATTTAGCTTACGTTCATTTTTAAATGAAATCGCCTTTGGAAAAATTGCCGAAACATTATCTTTAATCGAATCGATTGAACCAATTGTACTGTCAATTGTAAATTGTAATAATTCATTAGTTAAAGATAGATATCCATTTAAAAAACTGTTTCCGATTTTTATTTTTAATAAAATTTTTTCTTCATTGTCTTGGTTTTCGTCTAATTCGCTCCATTCTTTTACGTTTTCTAATGAAAAACCTGTTTTTATTTTACAAAAATTCTTATAACAAAAAAATGGAATATCTCCTGTACATTCTATACTGTTAAATATGTAATCTAACGACCGATTTTTAATACTTGTATCTAACGAAACTGTATGCCCTTTTGGTATAAATTGTATATTTTTTGGTTTTTTTTGATCCATTATTTGTTTATATATTTCATCTTGTTCGTCAACAATAGATTTCAAGTCACTTTTTTCTTGCTTTAGTTTTTCTTTTCTTTCATAAATATTTTCATTGTATTCATCCACATTTAAGGTTGTTTTTTTAAGTATATCTTTCATTTCTTTATATCCTAAAAATTTTTGCGATTCACTTTCTTTGTCATTCAAAAGCCATAATTCGGCTACAATAGATGGATCTGGAAAATTTTCTTTATTTTTTTCAAAAAATTCCTTAAATGTAGTGATAGACTTTTCCTTTTTTACCATTTTTTCTAGTAAAAGTACATTACCGTCTTTTATTTCAGACATGAAACGTGGTAATGTTTTAAAATGTACAGCTACTCTATTTATAAATTGATACTTTGTATCTTCTGGGAAAGAGTAGATTTCTTCTCCATTAATATTTTTTTTATAATCTTCCATCTTTATATAAAACAATTTATTTTATATATTGTTTAATCTTCTGTATGATTAAAATCATCACTTGCAAATGAGTTTCCAGAAACAACTGATCCTATACTACCACTTCTGTCGCTTCCCGCTTCACTTCCCTCTTCACTATCTTTATCATCACCGTATATATCTTCTAACTTATCTGGTACTTCTTCTTCGTTTTCGTTTTCAATTTCGTCTACTATATTTTCATCTTGGACGTATAAAACGTCATCGATCATATCCCTATTTGTCGGTTCGACGTATCGTGGATGCGAAAAAAGCATTAAACGCTTAATAATATCATTATATGTGAAATGTTCAATACTATTAACGATGACTTCTACTAATTGTTCAAAAACAATTGAAATCGTTATAATTTTATCAAAATCTTCCATAGGAAACATCTTTTTGTTTTCGGTTTCATATTCGGTTTCATATCTATCTTTTAGATAAAATGTATATTTTTTTAAAAGATCTTTATCTACATCTGGAAATTCTTCTTCTAATTTACCTGAACCGTTATAAACGTTTGTTAATTTTTCTAATACATCTTTTTTCGCAAAAAATGATTCTATAAATGTTTCACGTTTTACTTCTTCTATTTTTTTAGATATTTCAGCAAAATTTAAAATGATATCATCATTGTATTCTTTAAGATTTTCAGTAACACATACAGATTTGCATTCATGTTTTCCAATTTTCATATCACGTTTACAAAATATACAAACATTTTCTCTATCAGGTGTGCATGTATGTTCGTCTACATCTTTTACTGATCCACATTTCTCGCAAACCATTTCGCAAATTTTATAATCATATATATTTTTGGATTTCTTCATATCACTAATAATTTTTCCAATAAGAATATCTTTTTTAGTTGGTTTTTTATCACTTTCTTTATCACTTTCTTTATCAGTTTTTAGTTTTTGTAGTTCTTTGTGATCTATATTAAATAATGATGAGACTATTTCTAAATAAAATTCATTTAATGGTTTTTCTTTATCAGGAAAAACAGTATCTTCGGATAAATACAATAATCTAAATGCTAGTTTCAAATCACTTTCTTCGATTTTATCCTTTTTTCTGTATATTTTTATTGCATTCAAAAGAGATACAAATGTACTCACGCATAATGTTCTAATATTACATTTTTTAATTTCACTTGATTTAATTTGTAATTTTACAAGAGAGTATGTTGTACCTTCAACATCTTTTATATCAAAGGTAAACCAATTTTCTAAATTGTCAAAACGATAGTTGTAAGGGACTTTGATAACTACTTCTTTTGTTCTTCCGCCTACTAATAATAATCTAGCTACTTCTTTTATGTTAACATTACCTAAATACAATTCTAATTTACCTTTTGGTATTTTTTTATAGGAAGGGCCTCCCCATGGAGCATCTATATAGACAAAATCAGCCATTTTCATTGGTAATTCCGCTAGATTAAAATCACTATTAATTACATGTAAACGCTTGGATAAATTTAGTAATTTTTTATTTTTACTGTACTGTTCTTGACGTTTCACGTTTTCCTCTAATAACTGAAAGGTTTCGTTGTTTATTTCATATGAATAAATTTCTGCTTTTGTGAACATTGTTGCAAAATGAATGGTATCTACACCAACATGAGCAGTTGCATCAATAATAACTTTTGGATTTTTAAACCAATTTTCCATAATATCACGTACATGTGGTATATGGGAAGGCATCAATGAACTATATTGACTTTCAGCTGTGGTTAAAAATAATGCATAATTGATTGGTGTATCCATTTGAATTTCCATTAAAATGTCTTCACTGAAACCTCCAAAATCATTGAAATTGATTTGTTCATTTTCTTTAGTCCAATGTTTTTCATATTTTTTTCGATCTTCGAATGAATCAGTTGAAAACAATGATAACGCTGTCGTTTCTTTTTTAATTTTTTGTTCTAATAATTTATTTAGGGCTACAAAGATATAATCACCCATGATTGCGTCGTCGCCTTTGCCTTTGTCTTTGTCTTCACCTTCACCTTCACCTTCACCTTCACCTTCGCCTCTTTTTTCATTATAAAGTGTAAGTGTTCTAGTATATACATAATACATGTATTTCCATAATTCTTGTTTACATTCTTTTGAACAATTTATGCCAGTTATTTCTGTAAAATCTGCCGGAACATTAGCTTTATTAAATTTAGGATATGTAATATGTTTTGTTACAATTTTAGTGTTATCCTTCTCATCTTTTTCAGTACGTTTTTCTATACAATCTAAAAAGTTTTTGTAAATAAATTGAAAAGCTTGCATATCGGTAAGTTGGGATTTTTGTAAAATTTCCTTGACATATAAAATCATATCATTTAAATCTTTTACTTTTGTTAATGTAAAATCAAGAATAGACTTGTTTTGAAACATATCGCTTATCATTTTAATTTTTGGCAATTCAACTTTATATCCCATGTATTTCTTTTTGAGAACATCATCTCGGATTGACATTAATTTTTTACCAATAAAATTATTTGTTGACGGATTTCCACCTGATCCAAAAATTGAATCTGATTCATCGTTGTAAATAATAAGTCGATCTTCTGTTGACAATAATAATTTAGCAATATGAGAAGGTTCTTTGTCTTTACAAGCGTATTTTTTATTTAACAAATCAGAAGCTGTTTTTAGGAGAATTCCATGTTCGTAAGCAGATTTTTTATCTTTATAATTATGATATTTATCTAATGTGTAACCAGAATTTCTATCTAACCATTTCGACATATGTTCGACAACATAATGAATTACACTGTTATATGTCATAAAATCAATCACAATTTGAGATTGAAACATTGGGTTATGTATACTAGTAACATCGTATACTATTTCTTTTTCAACTTGTTTAGGGTTAACTTTAGATTTAACTCTAGTACTAGATTTCACTTTTGGCAGGAAAATTTCTTTGAGAATTTCTTTATCATCTTTATCAATTTCTTTATCAATTTCTTTACCACTTTCTTTACCACTTTGTTTTTTGGCAATTTTCACCATCATTTTCATATCGGCAATTCGTTTTTTACGAAAATCTTCAGCACGTGCATAGGTTTCAAATAAATCGATACCAGAAAAAAGTACATCATCTTTATGTAAAAAACGTAATACACTTTCATCGATTTTGCATTTTAGTTTTCCTAATTTATACAATTCTACTAAACGTTTAAGCAATGGTTGAAATTGATTTTTTTCTGATAGTTCTTCTAGTAACTTTTTTTGGATTTCATTTCGTTCTTTATTTATTTTATTTATTTCCGCTTCTGATTTTCCATTTATTGAGTAACCTTTTTTATCTAATAATATGTTAACATAACATACCAATAAATTATTTTCTAATTCAGACCGTAAGTTAGCATTATAATCTTCGTATAAAAAATGTCGTAAAAGACTAGGTATTAACGAAGGGTTTTCTAAAAAGTAACTAGACATTTCTGTATTGTCTTTGTAATTTTTTACTTTAAATTCATATTCTTTTGTTTGACATAACTCGATCATTTCATCGATATTTTTGTTCAAAAATAATTCTAAATTGTCCTTACCTGTAGTTATTTTGTCTTTTAGAAAAAAATAGAGACTTTTTACTTTATTTTCATATTCTTGTTTTTTTTCTAGCTCCATTTCTAATTCTTCGATTTTTACCCTTTTCATTACACTTGTTAAATAATCTCCTATAAAATTACTTGGTAAATCTACAAATTTTTCAATTACAAATGTTTCCACATCATTTTCTGTTTTATATTGAGGTATTTGTGTCATTCTTTCGATTACCCCATCTGAATTATAAATAATTTTGTCAGCATCAAGCCTGACTAATTCCATTCTAGCTTCACCTTTGCTGTATTTTTCGTCTAACCCTTTTTTTAATAACCGCAAAAATTCTTCATTTTCTTGTTTTTTTTTAGAATATAATTCTTCGTACGCAGTTGAAATAATTTGCGTAGGTATTAACTCACCATAAGGAACTTCACTTGGTTTAGATAATAATAAAGTAGACATTTATTATTATCACTAATAATTAAATTTTAATTAATATGGTTTCTTAATTAAAAGTTAATTAATTTAATTTATCGCCAAAATTAGGAAAGATATGTGGATCAGAATTGTATAAATGATCTCCTGGATGTGCAATGTAACCTAGAGGAGGATTAGGGTCTTCTTTGCAAAAATTTGGAGCAACAGGTACACCATTTGTCTTTATAAAATCTGGATTAAATTCTGACACTGGTTGATTATACTGACAACCAATTCTATCATATTGAAATGTTGTAGGTTTTCCAATATATAAACCATTGCATCTAGGATTAAACTTACTTACTTGAAATAAAAATGGTTCTGATATGTTACCTTTTCTTTTTAATATCATGAAAAGTGCTACCAATAAAGATGCAACCAATAATGATAGAAAAAATCCAGAACTCATGTCAGGTTGAGCCTTGTTACATAAATTTGCAAAACGCGCTTGAATTGTTGGATTTCCGGCAACAAAAATACAAATCAAAACAAGAATATACATTACAATAGTAGAAACGTTGGTCATCTTTATTAAAACTTTAATTTTATTTTCACATTTTCTTTCATTTTCATTTAATACTTCATATGAAAAAGCATACGATCTGGGCCTCGTTCACGTAGTTTAATAGGAGGAAATTGTCGTAATCCGTTTTCATTAAAATCTCCCAACACTGTGTTCCATATTGAAAGTTTGCTGTTTGCATCTTGCATTTCTAAATCTGTCTGTATACCAGATATCAATAATGAAATTGTCTTGTCAACAATGTAACCATAATCATCTCGTTGAGTTTCATCAACTACTAAATATTTCCCATAAATATCTCCGGTTCTAGGAATATGATTCTCAAATACACCATATAAAGCAGTAATTGTGATTCGTTCTGATGGAATAATTTTTTTATCCATTGCTTTTAACAAATATTCATATACTTTTATTTGTATAATTTTTACAGTTCTTTTTGTAAATAATTGTCGAGGTAAAGGAGCCCATTCTGTAATAGTAGACCATCCAATATACTGGTTTGGATCAATTCTATCATTATATTCATTGTTTGAGTTTATAACCGACCCTTTTAATACATTAAATAAATCTCCGTCGATGCAATTACCGTATTCCATATTTATATTTTATATTTTAATTTATATTTAAAATATGGTTTTAATGTAAAAACAATGGACGTACTTCTTTATAGTAAATTTTCAAATGCTTCTAAAAAATTACTTTCACAGTTACAAAAAACACCTGTATTATTAGAATCAATTAGTCTTGTTTGTATTGATAATAAAAAAATTAGAGATAAAATTCTAAATGATGAGAAAATCAAAGTTCAAGGCGTTCCGTGTTTTATAAGATTAAACGAAGAAACTGGTAATTTTGATATTTTCGAAGGCCATAGTGCATTTGATTTTTTCACATCAATGCAGAATGCTATTAAAGAAAAAGAAAATGCTATTAAACAAGAACAAGAAAATGCTATTAAACAAGAACAAGAAAATGCTAAAGCTATTAAACAAGAACAACTTTTACTTCAACAACGTATGCTTCAACAACAATTAGATGAAAAACCTAAAAAAAAAGTTGAATTCGCTCAAGAAAACGAGAGACAACCAAAAGAATTTAGCAGAGGACAAGATTTTGAAACACTTCCAAAAATCGGAAAATTAAAAACAAGTATGACATTTACTCCAATTGAAGATTTAGATTTAGACATGGACTCAGAAAAAGGAATCAGCACGTTTGTTCATATCGATAAAAATGAACATTCAGATTTTTCTGAAAGAGAAGTAAGTTCAAAACAAGCTGAACAAACGTTAAAAGTTAATGCCGGTGGAAATCTTCTTGCTAAAGCTATGAAAATGCAAAAAGAAAGAGACACAAAAGCTTAGAAAATTTTCTGACATCCATTGTGTACTCCATATGTTTGATCACCGAGTTGTTTTTTATAATCAAAAAGACTTCCGTATGTAGTACAGCTATTACATTTCCATGAAGAATCACTTGACATGTTTAACTTTTTGTAACCAGATCCAGAGCAAGAATCGCCTTCCGAATCGCCTTTGGAATCGCCTTTGGAATCGCCTTTGGAATAACCTTCTGAATTGTCTTTGTATATGTAACACAAAATGACAAGAAAAACAGCTATATAAAAAAGAAGAATAGGCAGATGCATTTAATTTAATAATAGTTAAATTAAATTTAAAAAATTTGATTATACTCCTGACAATCGTCGAATACCAAAAAGCGCGTCAATTTGTACCAATGGATTTGGGGCTGATGGGCAATAATAATCACTCATAATTGTCTGGTAAAGTGTTCCATCTGATAAAAATACTGAAAAACGTAAACAATCATTTGGTTTAAATTTCACAGTTTGTACCATCGACCCAGCATCTAGTTTAATAAACGGAGAACGCTGAGGATCATTGATATCTGTAATAGGTACAAGAAAAAGAGCTCGATTGCTATGTGGATTATTACTGTAAATCACATTTTTTGATGAACTGCTTGAAGCAGTTACATTTGACAATTCAACATACACATATGGATAATATGCAATTCTTGCTCCTGTCACAAGCGTGATATTTGGTAACGTTAAATTTACAAGACTAATTTCATACGCAACTGTTTCATTCTGTGAAACGACGCTTCCGTTGTATATGAGAGGAGTATAATTATCATTTGAAAATGATACAATATTAATTAGTGTAGGAGGCGTAGGTATGTTTGGTGTAGATGAACTCGCGTAACTAGGATAATATTGAGTGGGACGATCTACGTTTGGAGGTGTAACCGGTGATACAAAACAAGCATTATATCCGTTACCGACATATGAATTAATGTGAAAACAATTTCCTTCTATGTTTGAAAGAGGTGTGTTTTCATTGCTTTGGGAGGGACTAGTTAACTTTTGAGGATATACATAAATATATTGCCCAGTATAGTAATTATCGGTTTGATTTGCACTAGATGGTAAAAAAATACAACTAGATGTTAATGTAATATCAGATGATGGGATAGTATACGGAAGCGCGGGAACAATCGCTGGTATCGCAATTGTCGTTAAAAATTGAGTAGGTAATGTTTTACGCAACGTATAAGAATGTGTCGCTAACCATCCAACTAAAGGACCTTCTAATGTAGCTGTATTTGTTAAAAAATTATACGAAACGATCTTTGATGAAACGACATTACCAGTTGATAATGTTTCATTAATTGCATAATAATTATGATACGCTTGATCGTACTGTAAAATATTTTTACCGGTTAGATCAACTGCCGGTAACACAAGCGTGTACGGCGCGGCTGCTAACGAACTTGGATCTGTTATTGTACATGTGCCAACTGGGGCAGTTGCTAATGGTACGACAAATGTAAACAAGGATGAACTTGGATTGTATGAAGCGATAATTGCACTATTTGCACCATTATTTAACTGATAACCTACATAATAATTTGGCACATTTTTATAAACAGATATTAACCCAGACAAATATACGGCTGACACTGTACTCCCTGCTAACACAGTTAATGTCGATGAGCTTTCAAGGGGTCCGGCGGTCCATTGATACTCAACAATTCCATTTGTAATTGTATCTGCGACATCTAATGTTTGTGTATAAACAGTATTGGAGTTGTAAACGCCCTTTACAGTTTGATTTGTATTTAAAGAACGAGATGGAGCAAAAGGTACTTCGAATTCTGCAGGTTGAGGATATTGTATCCGATTTCGATTTGCACTAGATAATTCAATGAATCGACGATTACTCATTTATTTTATCTTATAAATTTTGTTTAAGTTTATATAAATGAAAGAAATTCAAAAGAGAATGTTATTATTTTTAGTGGGTTGCATCGGTCTACGTCTATCGCTCGTTTTTATCGCAAAATATTCTTCTGAAACGATTCAGCATCTTTTAGGTGTAGTCGCATTATGTATATCAATTGGTTTTATGTATTTTTATATATCAGGTACACGAAAGACTGGTCCTGAAACATTTGGTGATAAAATTTGGTGGAATGATCTTCGCCCTTTTCACGCTTTCTTATATCTACTTTTTGCAATAATGGTATTTACGTCAGCGAGACAATATGCATGGATTGTTTTACTTATCGATGTAATGATTGGTTTGACTGCTTTTATATATTTTCATTATAAAAATGGGGATTTTAACAAAGCATGTTAAGCCAAACGATCGATCCCAAACAATGCATCAATTTGTACATACGGATTTGGACCCGATGGACTGTAATAATCAGTCGCAACCGTTTCAAAAAGTTGACCGTTTGGTAAAAATACAGAAAAACGCAAGCAGTCATTCGGTTTAAATTTAACAGTTTGAGTCATTGATTTACCAGTCAATTTAATAAATGGAGTAATACGTTTGTCTTTAATATCTCGTACATTTACCAAAAACAATGCTTTCGTGCTCTTTGGATTATTGCTATAAATAATGTTTGGTGCTTGTTTATTAATGACTGAAAATTCCACATATACATATGGATAAAATGCTATATTCGATCCTGTTGTCAAAGTGATATTTGGTAAATTTAAACTCAATAAACTAATTTCATAAGCTACAGTTTCTTGTTGAGATACCGTACTACCATTATACATAAGAGGATTGTAATTGTCATTTGAAAATGCTACAATATTGATAAGTGTTCCAGGTTGAGGCTGTTGTACATTCATATTATTATAACTTGGGTAATATGGTGTAGCTCCATTTACCGTAGGAGTATTTACTGTTGTTAAAAAGCATGCATTATAACCATTTCCTATATAAGATTGTATGAAAAAACAACTACCTTCGATATTCAACCCAGGACTAGGATAAATATAAATATATTTACCTGTATAAAAATTATCAGTTTGATTTGCTGTAGATGGTAAAAAAAGACAACTTGATGTAACCGAAAGTTGTTCATTAAAAACCGGTGTAATTGTAAATGGAAGAAATTGAGGTATATGTCCGCCTAATGTATTTAAAAATACAGATAAATTAATTGATGTATTAACTTTTAGTTTAAAATTATTTGTATTACTGTTGAAAACCGCATTAGATAATGTAACCGTATACAAATTTGATCCTGTTACGGGATCTGATATCATCATTTGAAATCCGTTATAATTAAATGTAGGCGTTAACCCAGTCACAAAAATCGTAGTAGAATTTGTCTGAAGTGTTACTAGACCAGATAAAGAAGGCATTCCTATTGTTGTATAGAATTCATTTGGTAATGTCTTTCGTAAAGAATATCGATTATAAAGTGAAAGTGGTTTAGCTAATGTAAGTGATCTGGCAAATACATCATAGGATAAAACGTTGGTGTAGACAATGTTTGTCCCATTTGAAAGTGTCTCATCAATCACATAATAATCATTATATGATTGTCTGTAAGATAAGATTGTCTTTCCATTTAGGTCAACTGCCGGTAATGTAAAAAGAGTTGTTGTACTTGGATCAGAAATCGTAAAGTAAGTAGCGGAAGAAGGCGGAGGAGATGCTAATGTAAAAGTTGATGTAGCTGGATCATATGATGTTATTATTATACCTGCTAGCAAAGCACTACCCATCGCATAAAAATTCATTTGATATCCAACGTAATAATTTAAAATAGAAGAAACAGACGTTGATGTCGAAACAGATGACTTTGAAACAGATGAAATCCCTCCATAAACATTAGATACCGTATATAGGTACGGTGTATTTATATTTAACGTAAGTAAAGGTGAAAATGTAATTTGAATAGTAGGACCGTAACTTACGGCATTTGTAATAACCGTTTGTCCTATCATTACGTTTGTTGTTGAATCAAATACAATTAATGTTGCATTTATATAACTTTGTAAAGGTAATACAGGTGTCATATTATATATATTTGCCATAGGTGTATTTATCGACATGACAGGATCGGAATCCATATCAACCGAAAGCGTCCCTGTGCTGTAAAATGTACTCAACCAGTTCCATAAATATTCGACGATGCCATTTGTAACTGTATCGGATTGAGTTGTGTGCATTGAAGTGATTTTATGTACAACACCATTTGAATCGGTGTATGTACCTCTAGTTGTTTCATACTGATTACGTGGTTGAGAAGCACTAAAAGGTACGTCAAAACTTGCTGGATTTGGATATTCTACGCGATTTCGATAGGAACTAGATAATTCTATAAAACGACGATTACTCATTTTATAGAATTATCTTTTTTAAAATAAATATAGATAATGTCATATCAAAAATTTAGATCAGCTGTATTAGATAATCGCAAATTTTTTAAAACCACTTCTATAGAATATGAAAAAAATCCCTATTCAATGCTTGTACACAATGAAAATGATATGAAAGATCAACAAAATTACACATATGGAATGCCATTACAAGATGATATTTACCAATATCGTTATGATTCGTTTTTAACCGGAAACAGAGATACAGACGTAAAAATCGTACCTTATACAGATATAGTATTACCTGTTAAAGAACGACAAACTCCTACGGTTCCACTAAAAGAAAATTTTCGGTATCAAGAAAAAGAAGAAAAAGAAGAAAAAGAATCAGCTGTTTGTGGTAGTGGTAGTTGTGGCGAAAGTCGTGGCGAAAGTCGTGGCGAATCATATAACGCAGAAGAAGAAGAAAATGTTGTATGTGGAGTAGGTGAAAACGCCCATAATATTTGCAACACAAATCAAAAATTATATAAGATTTTGGATCCTCGTTTCAATCTTAGAGAAGCCGCAAAAAATTGCATTCTTTTAGAAGATCATTTATTTCAATATGGAAAAAGATGCGGAGATTGTATTAAAAAACATTGTTTAATGATCGAAGGATTTTTAGAAGAAGGTGTTACATTAGATAAAAATAGAGAACATACTGAAGAGTTTACGATTGCGATTAAAGAATTTAGAGAAATATTTAAACAATTATCAGGAAAGTTGGTAGATGGTTCAATTACGGATTTTGACTGTGTACAAATTGCTCAACAGATTCGAAAATTAAGAAAACCATTATGCCAAAAATATGCAACGTTTTTTTAAACTAACGTTAAATAAAAATAAAATAAAAATAAAAATATTATCTTAAAGAAAAAAGATGTCATCGAATGGATATTACTCAACACAAAGCGGAATTAACGCACCTGGAAATTTTGGTGTATCAAACACCTATATGCCTAGTATGACCGCTATAGCTTCCTCATACCAAGCTGGTTCTGGTATAAATAACGGCGGTATCGTACGAGAATTGCCTTCTTCAGCAGTATCTGTAACTACTAACGTTTTTGGCGTTTCGTTAATCAGCGTTAATCCTGCTGTAAACACGCTTGAAGATACTGTCAATGCAAACATTGGAGCTGCCGTGTATGACAGAAATGTTATTAGTGAAGGAACCGTAAACATTGGTCTCTACAAAAATAACAACCCTTACGGTTACCAAAACTAAACAAATTAAATATATTTTATAAAATATATTTTCCAAAAGACTTCACCATACCCGTTCTTGTGGATATGCTTTATTTAACGTTTTGAAATCAACATTTGTAGTTTCAACCGATGGTCTAACAACCATATCATTATATTTTGCTTGAAAACGATTTGGAAATTCAAGTCCAGCCATAATAGGAGTCATTACAACATTATCTCCTCTTAATTTCATATTATATTTACCGCAATCTTTAAACTGTTTGTAACTCATTTATATAAATAATTATTTTTAATTATTTATAATTTAATTAGTATTTGTCTTCTTACTTCTTTGCAATACGACGAGGTTTAGCCGATGCAGCAGCAGGTGGAGGAGAAGGTTCACGAGCAGCAGGAGTTGCAGGGGCTTCATCATCATCGTCTCCCTTAATTGATCCAGTATCGTTTTCATTGTCAGCTTCATTATTTTCAACGACGCTGTCAGAAGCATCTTCGGTTGCAGCCGTTGCCGCAGTCATAGGAGGAGCTTGTAACACCATGTTTTCCATAGAAGGTCGCAATAAACGCTTCAAACCAGATTCTTTTACTTCAATTTCAGCTTCATATAATTTTACTTGAAGACTAACCTTGCTGCCGATAAAGATACCTTCAATCTTGATTAAACCGCTGTTTACATAACATTGTTTGTTCAATAACGTCATCGGATCAATTGAACGACCGTACTTGTCGTAAAAGATACTTGAAATCGTATTGTTCTTTTTGTTTTGCAAAACTTTCGCATATAACATTGGACCAGCTCCTTCAACAATTTGACCCTTAACTTGCTTGTAATAAAGAGGGTTGAACTTGTCTAAATGGGCCTTGACCAATTTGTATTTCTCGACTTCATCACGATGTTCCAAAATGTAATCACACGCATGATCACAAATATTGGTAAACGTTTCAGTCCATTGTTTTTCTTCACTCGATGGGGAATCCATGTTCCATAAACACATCGCTAACGTGTAACCATCCGTCTTGCCAGTCGTCATGTTAACATTGGGAGATAATCCAAATGAAAACAAACGAGGAGTGGTTTGTAACATCAATTCACCAGTTGTGCCATCGGCATTACGAGTTCCGATTTGGACTCGCTTGAAGGAGACACCAGCGCCACCAGTGCTATTGGGAATTGAAAAATCGCGAGGCTTACTGAAAAGCATGTTTTTAACGTTGTAGCCAGAGGCCGAAGTAGGTTGAGTGTTATCGAATGACATTTTAGAGTTGAAAGGGATTCTTTTATTAGTTTTTATATTTTTAAATATGTATTTTTAAAAAATCAATTTTAAAAAATCAAAGAGAAAGTTAATCACAAAAGGTCGTGCCCCAAAAGAGTGCTAATCCCCCCTTTAGATTAACAATTTTCTTTCTACTTTATAAAATACAAAATGGTAAGCGACAAGATAAAGAAAACTATACCTCTCACAAAAATGTACAGTTCTTCGTTTACTGACATTGTTCTGTTTGATAAAATTAAAAACAACAATGTTGAAACCGATGCCAATATTAGTTTTTTATTTAAAGTAAATGAGGGGGTTTTCGAAGCGTCTTTCGAAGCGTCTTCTGATACTGATAAATTACGAGGATGTTTTTTTATGGCACGATTTACAATATATTCGATAGGGTTAACAACATCTTTGTTATCAACATGCAATGACATCTTTATTTTATAAAATTATTTAATTTTATAATTGGTTGTTTTACAAGGCAAATTCTTTTGCTAAATTTGAAATAGGAAATTTTGTCTTCCATTCATCAACAACTGATTGTCTAAAATCAAAGTGTTCCTTTTCAATGGTTTGTCGAATCATTTTTTCAGAAATATCTTTTGGATTTCTCGACAGTTGATAAAGTTCTTCTACACAATCCATATTTTTTTCTAAATAAAATAATTGTCGTTGATAAATATAATAAGAACAATAAACCAATTTTAAATAAAAATCTTCTGTAACCGGTTCAAAGTATTCATTAATTGTGTCAGTATTCCAATTTGATAAAATTTCGATTAATCGATCGATCAATGCATCAGATGCATCATCTCTCTTATAACCTTTTCCTATTATATAAATTTCCGAGCTACTTGGACGACTTGCCATCGGTTTTGTTATATAAAATGTCGTAAATACATTACATAATACACGTAACAGAGAAATCGTAAATGCTTTAAAAAATGAATACATTCTACAAACCATTGTTCCCCCATTTTTAAGACATTGTAATCCGCAAATAATTTGACTTAATTGATAAGGAGCTTCTTCTGTTTCTTCATTCGATTCTGTACCAAGTGATATATCCCCCGTGTAAAGATCGACTTTGTTTTCTAATTTTTGTCGAATTTTTTCCCTCATTCCAGGTTTGGTTATATCACCGTTATTTGTTTGTTCTTTTGAATTTTCTTTTGATTGTTCTTCTTTCGACATTAACCAACGATTCGGATACTTTTCGTAAAGTTTAAAAAAGTCGGTGAAAATCTCCTTGTCTTTGTAAACATTATCTGTTTTTTGTGCTTCTTTGTCAAGTAATAAACTATTAGCATACCATTCAAATTTTTTCTGACTTGTTTCCGTTTTAATATAATGATTTAATGCAAGAACAAAAGCACCTGGTAATTCTCCATTACAGAAAATTGTAAATTTATCAGAATGATTTTTGGGAATTAAATTAAATGTATGACACATTTCCCAGCATCTCATCCATGAATTTGTAATCGATCCTTTTACAGGTACACGTTTTTCTACCTCTTTGCTGTATACTTTTAAACGATCCAATAATTTCATGACTTCTGAATAATATTTTGCCCGTTTTTCTTCGTTACCAAATGTATCGATTTTATCTTTTTCTAATTGTAATAATGTTTCTAGATGTAAAGGTTTTTTGGATACAATTTTATCTGATTGGTTAGTTACACTTTCATTCACACTTTCATTCAAATTAATAATAATTGGATTGTTTTCATCATATTTTAATGTTATTATGGAAACAAGAAAAGCCGGTAAATATCCACTCATTTTTTTACATTTTTGAACAATTGCATCTTTTATAACTTTAGGAATTTTTTCAACATATTCAATGTCAAGATCAGAACAAAAACGTTTTATTATTTTTGCCACCTTTTTATCTATTAAAAATGTTTCGATTTCTCTTGCTTTTTGAGGAGCCATCGTTTTACATACAGATAAAAAAAATGGCATTGATTCACGTTTTTTTGTAAAAAAACTACGTGTAAATACACCATTAATTATTTTATCAACATATATATTAGTTATCTTTGTGTAAATTTCAAAATGATAAATATAAATATTATTAATTACATTCGTTGTCACATAAACTAACGCATCATCGTCATTTTTTAATTTATTATAAACCGGATTTGTTAAATCGGTAAATTCTAATGTATATGCATCCATGAAACCTTGTTCAAAATACTGTTCATTATCAGGTTCAAATGATTCATTCACCTTTTTAAGATTATTATAAACATCTAGTATAAAAAATTCATGATCAATATTAAACATAACACACGGAATAGATCTGTAGTAATTTTTTACAACAATAGATATATCGTTTTTCTTTGATACATATTTATAAGGAAAATAATTTTCACCCAAAATACCTTTCATTTTTTTTACAATAGGTGAATTCCTGACATTTACTTCTGTATCTAATGTTAAAATATAACGATAATCAAAATAAAGTCGATAAAGTATAAAATGAAGAAAAATCATGAAAAAATTTTCGTCTTTCGTATCGTCTTTCGTATCCTCTTTCACATCATCTTTCACATCATCTTTCGCATCATCTTTCGCATCCTCTTTCATTTCAAACACAATCGTGATTTTAAATGATGTTACATAAACGGAAATATTTTTTTTAGAAAAAAAATCTACGTTTTCTATTGTTTCAGGACCAAATAAAGGTTTTGCACTTTCTTTTGTACTTTCTTTTGTACTTTCTTTTGTACTTTCTTTTTGAGTCGTAATTTGATCAATATCATTATCAATATCATTATCAATATCACCCCATTTCACCTCGTTTGACAACTCTTTTTTAACATCTTTTTCTTCGGTCATACACCCACATAACGATACATGTTTTTGTAAAACAAGCTTTCCTTCTGTTTCAAATATTTTTTTTACAGATTTAACTATACCATTTGTTTTTGTGTATTCTCCGTTAAGGGATTGACTCTTTTTTATTGCCATTTTTTTATGGGTAAACCCTTCATTTTCATCTAACAATAAAGATATTACATGAGATGTGTTTGAAATATTATCAATTGTGATTGTGTAAAAGTAAGTATTCTTCGTTTCACTCTTCGTTTCACTCTTCGTTTGACTCTTCGTTAGGCTTAGATAATCAATACTATTTTTTAAAGAATTCTTGTAAAAAGAATATATAAATCGATCCACCATTTTTATTTCTAAATTATTTTTATTTAGATAAAATCAAATTTAAACAACAAAATATTTGATAAAATGCATTTTACTAAAAATAAAAAATCAATCGATTTAGAGAAGCAATTACAATCAGTTTATGAAACACATTTTCATCATATCTCTAAACGAAAAGAACGTAAACGTATGCTACGGAATCGTAAAAAACGTATTCAACGTATTAAGAGAGAAATTGAAATGGAAAAAGTAAAAGAAAAGGAAATTGACGAAGAAAATATTCAAAAGATAACATCTACATTAGAATTTTTTGAATTGTCATAATTATTAATTAAATTAATTAATAAATTTTACATTTTACTTAAACTGTATTTTTTCATTTTCATTAAAAATGTACTCTTTATCATTCAAATCTTTTACAGTCATTTTAGTTATACCAAAATCACCTGGAAATAAATCAACATTATGACAATCCAAATTTGGACCTAGATAAGGGTAGATTTCAGATGTAATATCTTTGTCATTTTCATCTTTGATAAATTCAATTGGCATTATCATCTTTGGTTTTTTTAAAAGATAAACATACTCTTTGTCTTTGTATTTATAAGGAATTTTTAAATGTTTTTTAAAAGATTCAGGTCGGTTTTGTGGAAAAACCAATTTATAAAAAACAGTGGACATTTCGTAAAACAATGTACAACAATTTTTTTTATTCTCTGGATCTACTGTATCTTTAAAAAGTTTATAATAACCATAAATTGTCTTTATTTTTGTAAAATTATAAAAAAAGATAAATAAAAAAATACACAAAGATACAGATAAGTAATCGATAATCATTTTATATAAAATGATTATTTTAAATAAAGATATATTTATTTATAAGTATTGATACATGTTTACCCATTTTCCATCTACGACTGTTGGGATTGTAATTTTAAATCTCCAGGACTTTTCTTCTTCTTCATTGTCTCGATTCCATTTATCTTTGATATCATTGATATCTTTGAAATCATTTCGTTTGACAGGGTTAGGTTTATTCTCTCGTTCTTTTTTGTAAAAAATAAGAGATTGACCGACTTTTTCACATACTTCAATATACTTGTCTTCTTTTTCAACCTCTTTTTTATCGGATTTTTCATCATAATATTTGACACTTCCATTTTTCATAATACGTGGTAAAAATGTCTCAGAATTATCGATTGTCAGTTCGTTGGTTGAATCGTAAAAAATATTATAATTAAGATATTTTAAAGCTGTGATATAAGAACGATCAAATTCTTCAATCATACCTGGTCTCATGTGTTTTGCATATGAACTTGCACTTGTTTGCGCTCGATATTCGTCTTGTCGAACTTCAAAATCACTTTTACGAATTTCAAAAAATTTATTAATATATTTTTGAATTATTTCTAATGCATTTAGAACAAATGAATATTTGTCACCAGATAAAAAAGTTACTCGACCTCGTTTACTGTCAATGCAAAGTGATTTTTCATTTTTGATAGTACGTTCTCTTACGAAAACGGCTAATTGAGCCGCCTTTGCCTTATACGCTTGGTAATTCGCCATTTATGTTTAATTTTTTAATCCATTTATTTTTATAAATCAATTTTACAATTAATCAATTGTATATGTTTCTGGCTTATCTTTATTAATAAAAGTTACAAAGATTTGTAGATTTGTAAATTCTAAATCTACAAATCCAAATGTTTTTTTACCTACAACTGTGTATTCTTTTAAATCACCTGAAAGAATATCATCTAAAACTGCTCCACCCGATCCAGAAATAATTTCAGTTGGATAATCTTTTATTTTTAGATATTGTTGATTATGTTCATCCGCGCAACAATATAAATCAATATCACCCTTTAAACTTTTCATATGTTCAGCAAAAGTTGTTCGTAATGTTTGTCCAGCTTTATGTAAATTCCATAAAAAAGGAGCATGTCCAACTACTACATTCCATACTTTTTCAGAATCATGTTGTCTTTCTTTCAATACGTGTTTCATCCATTCAAATTGTTGGTCTAATTCAGAATTAATATCTTTTTGTGTCATTTCGCTACAATGTTCATTATCATATAAATTTGTATTTATAAATACAAAATTAACTTTAAATCCATTCATTTGATATACATATTGATAAGATATTCCAGGCATAAACCATTTTCTATTACGATAATTTAATTGGTAATTAAGAATATCACATGTTTCCATATCATGATTTCCTACGCCTATTAAAAATCTGCTAGTGTTTACTTTAGCCATACATTTTTCAAAACCTTCATCTAGTTGTCTTTCGATATCATATGTTAAATTTTTAAGACATTTTTCATCTTTACATTCTAGATATTTTTTCATATTTTTATCAATTGGTCTTTTACTATAAACATTATCTCCTGCTAGAATGATAGCATCAGCTTTTTTATCTCTATAAAAATTTTCCATTAATTCTACTGTATCTTTTGATCCATAAATATCTCTGGTTACTTTTTCTTCAACATTTCCTTTTTTTACTTTTACTTTAAATGTTTCTTGTTCTCCTGTTTGGCAATATGTACCCCAGCACCCAACAAAGCCTATTTTTAATACATTTGGATCTATTGTTTTTATTTGTGTAAATTTTTTTTCACGAGGACAAATTTTATAATCATGGCAATCGTGTAGAAACATTTATAAAATTGAAAACAAAAATAAAAACAAAAACAAAAAAAATGCAATATATAATTCAATTACAAGAAAAAGAATTATCAATTATTGAATACGATAGAAAATATATTGAAAATGTTAATATTACATTTATTGATAAATATTGTAGAGGAATAAAAAATATTGTTGGTCTAACAATGTCTTCATTTGAAGATATATATATTAATAATAATATAAAATGTATATTATATTTTGAAAAAGAGTATGATGAGTTCACAGATGAATATACCTTTAGTGCTTTTTCATATGAAAAAGCTGTAAAAATACTACAACAAATTAAAATCAATCTATATTGAAAATGATATTTATTAATAATTTAATTTATTAATAATTTTACTTACGAGTTTTCTTAAACTCGTTTTAGCTCTAATTCAATCTCTTAAATAATTGATACAATGAACGAAAATTAATTTCTTCCATCATCATCTTATACATTACATCAAATGTTACTTTACGATGCTCTCGGTCTTGCCAATACCAGCTATGAACATTTTTAAGAATGCTCCATTCATCCTTATTAAACACAAGCTTTTCCTTCTTTACGAATTTTTTGAAATACATATTTTGTAAATACGTTGCAATCTTTACCGAAAACGAATCAAAAAGAACAATCTTTGAATGACATTCTGGATATAATTCCAAAAATGTAGTGAAAATGGGTAAATGACGATTTTTCCATAATTGAAAGAAACGAAAGGTCAAATCAGGTTCATTATTACGAACTCGTGAGTAATTTTGGTAACGTGAAGTAACAATTTTTAGATTTTTACCAGATCCATCATTTCTAAAAAGAATAACTCCTTGTTTTTCAAGTGGATTGCATTCACGTACGTATTTCTGGATTTCGTCTACACTGTTAAAATGTAATTCCCTTTGTCTTTGAAGACCAAAACGCTCAATATTTTCATTGGTTGTCATGTCAAAATTTTCATTGTGTAACAATGCTCCTACGTAGTAGATAACAGGAGTAGACGGGGGATTTGAAACAAGTCGAGTTTCTTTCGTGTTTCGAATAAGAAAAAAGTAAACATGGTATTTTTCCAATCCACTTGTAAACGTTTCCATGTCACCTCCGATATATTTCAAAAAAATGTCACCAAAAGATTCCCCACTACCCCAACGACTTTTAAATGCATCAAGCTTTCGGTGTGTACTAATGTACCAAGTATTGTTGTAACAATATACACGAACAAGAGTTCCTTCTTCTGAAGGAAAAATAGTAAAAGATGAAAGTGTTTCATCCGAAATTTCTGAGATTAAGGATTCTTCGTTGTACTCATTTGTATAACCAAGTGATGCTGCTACAAGCATATCTTTTTCAAAAATTAATCCACGACAGGCCTTTACCTTATCGCTGCTTTCGTTCGTGCATGAATTATAAGAATAAATTTGCAATGTTTGATTGTCATCTGTTTTGTTAATTTTATCTTGAATATCCAAAAATTGGGTTGGTAAATTAAAAAAATCTAACACTTCATCGGAGTTAACATCAATTTGCATTGAATCCATTTTGGTTTCTAAATCGGTAACTTGACTCATTGTTAGTAGTTGAATTTAATTATTGTTTATTTCTCTAAACTATAAATAAATAAAATCAATTTTAAAAACATCAATATCATATTAATAAATTAAAGGTTACTTATGGGTGAAAACTATTTTTAAAATTTAAAGAATAATTTATGGATAAAAAGTTATTTATTTTTATTTTAAAACGTCAACACACAAAATTTGTGTGTGTTGGATATAAAAATTTTTTTGGAAATAAATTTAAAAAAAAATTTAAAATAAAAAATTTTTAAACTATAACAGGTCAAATTTATTTTCCGGAAAATTAGTAAGAAATTTTTTTAATAATTTATTGTAGCTTAATTCAACATTTTGCAACAGAAAAATACATTTTGTTGATTTTTTCTACAAAATAAAGATGTTTATTTAAATAAAGGTTATTCGTGGTTTAAAATAAAACTGTAATATATTAAAGAATAAATTATGGATAAAAAGTTAAATAAAATATTTTTAAAGATATTCAATCACAAAATGATAAACTTCTTGAAAATCTTCAAAAACTTGCTAGTCAAGTCATTGATCAAGTTATCGATCGACCAACAACGTCAACTATTATTGATGAAAAATCAATTAACGATATACAAGAATATAAATTTGGTGATAATTTTTATTGTTCCTATTCGTTCAGATGGTATGATTAACGCTACATCTTTGTGTAAAGCCGCTGGAAAACGGCTAAAGAAAATTTACAAACTAAAGATTATTTAGATGAACTTTCTTCAGTTACCGGAATTCCGGTAAGTGAACTTTTTAATCCTGTTATCGGAGGAAAATATCCAGGTACTTGGGTTCATCGTAAAGTTGGTTACCATCTAGCTCAATGGATCTCTCCTAAATTTGCTGTACAGGTATCTTTAATTCTCGATGAACTTTTTATTACAGGTAAAGTTGAACTAAAACCGGCTGATGAAATTGATAACGAGTACAAAAACCAAATTACTACTCTTAAAGCTACATTAAACACAAATAAGGAACAGTATCAAAAACTTCTTAATTCTTCTTTGAAAAAACATCGATATATTAAATTTAAAAAAACAGATCCATATCATTGATTCTGGTATAGATTGTGATTGTTTACGTTATAAGTTTGGAATTACGGGTTTAGATCAAGGTAATAATATCGACGATCGTCTAAGATGTCATGGCCTCAGTTAAAAGTTAGATATTTACTTTTTGTCAAAGATGTTGAAATGATAGAAAAAAGTTTCAAGATGATGTTTGGGAAAGAAATAAATCCAAATGGACACGAGATAATTGAAGGAGTGACATTTGATGAAATGATTGAACGTATAGAAAAGTTATTTGATATTTTATGTATAAAAGAGTATCACGTAATGACAGAAGAAAAATTAAAAGAATACAATGATTATGTTGAAACAACCATAAAACAAATTTAAGATATCGTTTTTAGTGATGTACCTTTATTTAAAATTTTAAAGAATATTTTATGGATAAAAATGTTTTTTATTTTTTATTTTAAAACGTCAACACACAAATTTTGTGTGTGTTGGGTATAAAAAAATTTTTAGAAATAAAATTAAAAAACATACAATTATAAATTAAAATAAAATATTTTTAAAGCATTACAGGTCAAAAAGGTTTTTTCATAAAAGTAAAAAAAAATCTGATTGATATATTAATGTGCTTTAATTCAACATTTCGCAACAGAAAAATACATTTTGTTGATTTTTTCTATAAAATATTTTAAAGAAAAAACTAATTATAAAATGTCATTTGTTTGCGAATTCTGTAATGACACATTTATAAACAAATATAATTTAAAAAATCATATTGATAAGAATAAAAAATGCTTAAAAAATAGAGAAATTGTTTTTACATCAAATTTTTTATGCGAAGGTTGTAAAAAAACATTTACAACTAAAACAAATTTAAATATACACAAAGATATTTGTAAATCTTATATTATTTTAAAACTAAAAGAAGAACATTCTTTTATAATAGAAAAATTAAAGGGAGATTATGAAAGTAAAATAAAAGAAGAAAAAAGAGATTTAGAAAAAACAATCACACAACATGAATTAAAAATAATTGACATGAAATATAATTATGAAAAAATAATCAAAGACATTCAATCACAAAATGATAAACTTCTTGAAAATCTTCAAAAACTTGCTAGTCAAGCCATTGATCGCCCTACTAATTCTACTACAAATAATATTACAATTAAAAATCATTTTTCTGATAAACATTTCTTAGAATCGATTAAAGCCGAAGATGTCAAAATGAAATGTCAAAACTATCTTACAGAACAAGTATTTCTTGAAGGACAACGAGGTATAGCTCAATTATGTACAGAACATGTTATTAAAACCAAAGACAAAAAAGCATTAATGTTATGCACTGATGTTAGTCGAAAAAAATTCAAATATATAGATGAACAAGGAAATATAAAAGAGGATTATGATGCCCGTACATTTACTAGTAAAGTAAGCAAACCAATTAAAGATGCTAGTCGAATAGTGTATGATAGTATTCTTTTTGATGTTAAAAGTGAAAAGGAAAACCTTGATGAAGATGATTATTCACGAAAAGCATACTTGAACAGTAAAGAATTGAAAACGATTGATTGTTTTGTACAGATTTCTCACTTTGATGATCCAGATAATAACCAAGAATTTAAAAACGAATTGGCGATTTTGAATAAAAATTTAATTTAGTTTTTTAAATAAAGATGTCGTTAAAATTACGTAAATCATCTACATCTCTTTCGAAATCTTCGAAATCGCCCTCTCCATTATCATTGACAGGTGTTGGTTTACGTGATTTTATGAATCCTGTAATACCAGATACAGTTGTAATGTCTAGAAAAAAGTCACCTAAATCTTCGCCTAAAAAACAATCTTTAGTAGAATTAAAAGCGTTAAAAGAAGTTATTAGAAAAATACGTTTACAAATAAATATCCTAAAAAAACAGCAACAAGAAGAAATAAAGACACGGATAATTGATCGAAAATTTCCAAAAACAACCGAAGAAATGTTGACAATAATAGTAAAAAACAATTACAATAAAGATTTACTTTTTTTAGAAAACTTTCTTGCTCAAAAATTAGCTAAATTGCAAACATTTAAATTTACTAGTAAATAAAATAAAATTGATAAATATGTTATAAAAACAAATAAAGAAAAATAAACATGGAAACAGTAACTTTTTTCAAAATTCCAATTAGCATCTCTGATTCAACAACAACATTTCATTTATTTGATATTTTATTACCGTCAAAATTGGATGAAAATATACTTTTATCTGTATTACGTTTACTTTGTAAATTGCGACCTTTATTATCGAATCAGAAAAATGTAGAAGAAGCAATTGTATCTTTTTTAGATGCTCAACCTTTTGTTATATTTAATTATGTGTATATTCCAGAAATCGCAGATGATAAAGAAAACAGGGTGTCTAATGAAGGAATAAAATGGATTCACATTGGTGATCGAAAATTTAGTATTAATAATCAAGAACAAAGTGACTTTCACTTTAATGGAATTACATGCATTGAATTTATGAAATTATATACATGTTATAATTAAATTAGAATCATTTTATAGTAAAAAACTATAAAATTAGATTTTTTAATACTTTAATCGTTAAATTCGTGTACAAGTAATGGATCCGTTCTACCAATACGTAACGCTCTACCCAATACTTGTTTACGTAATCCTTCTGCCATTTTATGATATAAAATAATGTCGTCGGCTATTTGCAGATTGATTCCAGCTCCATTAAATCGTGAATTTAAAAATATAACACTTAATTCACCCTTCATAAAATTTTCTAGTTTTGATTCCCGAACCGATCGATGCCCTGATAATTCAGCAAAATCAATTTTATTTTCATATAACTGACTACGAATAATATCAAAAGTTTCGTCATATGAGGAAAATAAGATAACCTTACGGTTCCTGGCGACGCAATTATTAATAATATCAATCACAACATCTTTTTTATTCTTTAGTTTCTTTTTGTCGTCTTCATTGTCATTTTCGTTTTTAATAAAAGATAAATCAACTGGTTTAATAACATGACGGCATAAAGGACATGTATTGTGATTCGTCTGTAACCATTTCATAATACAATTACCACAAAAAATATTCTGACAACAAGATACCATCGTATGATTAGTTAATTGATCATAGCAAATACTACAATCATCTTTTAGCATATTTTTATATTTATCTTCAATTTCTCTCATTTCAGCTTCTAATGTAACGAGACGTTCCCGCCATTGATCCGATTCTTTTTTGTTATCTCGTTTTTCCCAAAACTCTAACGATTGCTGACATGCAGTAATTTTTTCGGCTTTTCGTTTTTTTACGATTTCAATCAAGTTTGTAGTTGAGAAAATATTTCCACCAAGTTTTGTGATGGCTCCTTTAATATTTCCAGCGCTAATCATTGTACGAGTTTCATCATCGATATGATTACGAAGAATACTAAGAACTCTAGGATTGATACATTGATGAGTGATTGTTTCTACTGGAGGCATATAAAATGATTCTCTAATAAAATCATCGTTGTTTTTTACCACAAAATGTTCTAAAAAATTATAAGGAATAGAACGAATAAAATTTCGCAAAAAATTATGTCCATTTCCTTTAATAGAATAGATATAGTCATACGTAGCTGTAACAAGCCACATAAAACCAAAATTAATGTTTCGCATGGAAGGAATCGTTATACTAGCCGCTTCGTCAAAAATAAAACGTTTCCATACTGTATTTTCTCCTGCGATATCAATAACTTCATTGAATTTCGTAGAATTTAGTAAGACTACGTCGTGTTTACCTACTTCAAAATTATGAACATGTTTTCTAGTAGAAATTTCAAATACAGAAAGACTTGGAGCTTTTGATAAATAATCTGACCATTGTTTCATAACAGAAACGGGACAAACAATTAAATTTGTTTTAATACGTTTTTTAACAGATGGTTGAATAATTCGAACCGAATCATTGAACACACGAATGTTATTTTTAACATATTCTTGACTACAATCCCATTCCATCTTGTCACGTAACAATAAAGCAATGATGCTATAACTTTTACCATATCCAGGAATATCGCCAAGAATTCCAAATTCGGTTTCACAACTATATCGATTTTCAATTGTAATTCGTTTAAATTTTTCAAGTTTTTCCATGTTTACTACAGATGCTTTTTGATGAGGATATAAACGAACTTTTAAATTGGGAGGTTGAATTTCACACATTTTTATTTATAAACTAGAAATCTTCTTTCTTTATTATTATTTCTTTTTATTAAATCTGAATTAAATTTAATAAAGGTTGATTTGAGGGGAAAGTCGTGTATCATTTTAGACACGGTTTTAGATGTCGTTTTAGATTGACAAAATTCGCAAAATCTCTTTTGAAATTTTATTTACAGTTAGTTCACTTAATTTAATCTTTTTGATAAAATCTTTGATGGAAAAGTTATTTGCTCCATGTTTTTTTGCAAAATGATAATAAATCAAGGAACTGGCTACACTTTGTGGACGAGACCGATTGATCATACTGCTCTTGTTTTTAATCCGTTCATAAATATCGGCAATAGCTTTTTTATCTTCTTCAACATGAGGGAATTTTACGATATATTCATTTACTAATTCAATTGGTGTGATATAACGATTTACGATTTGCCCATTTTTCGGAGAATGCAAGTTAACATGCTTTAATCCTTTTAAAATAATTTTTTTATCTAATTTGAAAATAGTTCGAAGAGCTTCGCAACTGTATAACTTTCCATTCATTTTTACAGAATGAAAAATACATCCAAAAATAATGGATTTACGTGAATTTCCTCTGTAAATTTTTCCATTTGTTACTTGAGTATAGATATCATTAGCAAGATTTACAACTTTTTCGGAAAATCCTAAATTTTCAACATCTCGAAAGATACTTTTGTCTTCGATTTTACGTATATGACAACGATTTGGATCAGAATTTTTTCTAGTATCGTCATTTCCATAATATCTCCAATCTTTCTCATATGATACAATTTTTGAAACTTCCATTCCACAATTTAAACAAGATACAATACCGTTATCATTGCTTATTTCTTTGTGTTTACAACTTTCGTCTTCGTCAATGCTACTTTCAATATCAGACATTTCGTCGATTTCAATCTCATTTTCATTTTCTAATTCATTAAATACATCAAATACTTCCATTTTTACTTTTTTAAAAGTTTACACTTTTAAAATCAAATTTAAAAATTTCTAACATACCAGTTAAGCTGATCCACTAGATGGTTCTGAAGTATCATTTGAAGTATCACTTGAAGTATATTCTTCGTCTTCATCAGATTCGTCTTCGACAGGAGGTTCGTCTTCATCAGATTCGTCTTCGACAGGTTCGTCTTCATCAGATTCGTCTTCATCAGGTTCGTCTTCATCAGGTTCGTCTTCATCAGAGTCGTCTTCATCAGGTTCGTCTTCATCAGAGTCGTCTTCATCAGGTTCGTCTTCATCAGGAAGTTCGTCTTCATCAGATTCGTCTTCGGTAGGAGGTTCATCTTCGTCTGGAATATCAATCGACGAATCATTTGAAGAATTATTTGATTCTTCGTCTTCCTTTGGAAAATCATCTTCTACTTTCCATATTGACGTTGTTAAATCATCCTCATTTGTGATAAACATTTTCTTGTATTCTTCATTTGTAACTGATCCTTCCAATTGTTTTAAATCATCATACAAATCATCTAAAAGAGAAGGAACTTTTTCCTTTACTACTTTTACAATTTCTTTCTTTTTAAAAGTTGGTATTTGTAATGTTGATAAAAAGTACATTAAAGAGTCTCCAAAAGGTTTACCTGTATATTTATTATTTTCCGTAGGATTTTTCAATAGTTCAATAATAGAGAAGCAATATAAGATTCCGTCTTCTTTGTAATACACAATATCGCGATCCTCTAAAGTTCCATCAACAATATTAACACAATTATTTTTAGTAAACATTGTTGGAAATGTTTCGTTTCCTACGATTTCATATTTTACTTTTTGTGTAGTTGTAAGTTGATGACGAAGCATATACATGTAAATCTTTTTCTTTATAAAATTTCGAATTAGTTTATCTATTTGTTCAACAACTTTATTAGTTTTACTTTTAGGCTGTAAATATAATTCATATAAAATATCTTTTGGATCAAAATCAACCAATTGTCTTTCTGAAATATAACCATTTTTCAATCGTTCTCTGAATAATAATGTTTTATCTGAAAAATATTTAGATTCTGGATCTAAAAATAAAAATATATTTCCAAGGGCTAGTAATAAATCACTTACAGTTCCATCCTTGTATTTTTCTATTAATTGATCTTGAATGACGAGAGCATTTTCCTTTTGAAATAATTTTTGTAATTCATCAGAAATAAGAATAGCTGCAGCTTTTTCCCAATTTTCACCCATGTCTCTTAACCTAGTTGACGCAAATTCCGCTATTTTTTCTTCGATTGTTTTGTCAAACTTTTTCTTCCAATCGATTTCTTTTTGATACATAGCTTCATCATTAGGAACGGTTACTATTTCGTCATTTTGATACATTACCTTTTTATACATTACTTCAACCTTATATTCTACACCATTATCATCAAAAGTGATTACAGTGCCTTCTTGACTCTTTTTGCTACATAAAACGATATCTAAATAAACACTTCCTTCGTAATATTCTTTGCCTTCATCATCTAATACAGAATTTCCTTTAGATAATATCATCCGGCTTGGTGGTGTATCTAATCCTATAAAGTGTACAAGAAAACCTCTATAACCGTTTATCCAAGGTTTCAAGAACCATTGTCGTGTACAGCTGTGTCGAGGTAATCTAAAAGATGGTAATCTTTTGTCCTTTCCACTCATAATTTTTTTACGCATTGTATCAAAATTCAACAACTCTTTTATAGAATCTTCTAATTCTTTCAATCTTACTATATGTTCATTTTCTAATCTTTCAGCGTTTGGTAATAATGGTTTAATGTCCATTTTACATTTAGCATATTCTGCCTTATCTTTTGCAGTAAGTTTTTCAACAGTATTTTCATATTTTTTAATTTTAGATAACAATGATAAATATTCTCTTGGTAAATATTCATTTTCTAACTCGGCTTTAAACAACGCTTTACGTTCTATTAATTTTTGCATATCATCGTCGCTGATTAACTTGTACGTTTTAATTACTGTATCTAAATCTTCCATATCTTTTTCAATCACTACTTTCGTGATTTCATCAATTAATAATCGTAACTGCTTTCCTTCTTTTGAAAAATATTCTCGAAAAGTTGTAAAATCAAGTGAATCTAGAAAAGCTTCTGTATTTAACATTTCTCCTTTTACTTTTCTTTCTTCATATTCATCCTTCCATTTTTTCCATTCAGAAAGATCCATTAATTTATATTTTTTAATCATCGTATACACTCCTACATCTTGGCTGTTAGATGACAATAATAATTCTTTTAATCCTTTGATTCGATCTTCAATTGAAATTTCTTGCAATTTTTCTTCAAACAATGTATTTACAAATTTAACCTTTCTTTGTTTGTTAAATTGTTGAAGCATTTCTAAAAGTCTGGCTTTTTCTTCTTCTTTGTCAAATTTTTCATCATCTTTTTCTTCGTCTTTTCTTAAAAATTCTTTAATGTCAGATGTATTTAAAACATTTTTGGCTCTTTCTAATTGTAATTTGGTTTTAAAATTAGCAATCAGATCAAATATAGATTGTTTTTCTGATCGTTTTTCTGGGGTATCATCATCTTCACATTTTGATAATTGCGTGATTTCTCTTATTTTTGTAGAAATAATATCGTGTAATTTGGACATTAACGTATTTACAGCAGATTTTTTTTCAGTAATACGGTCAACAAGATTATCTAGACCATCGATTGTTTTAGAAGCGTCACCCGCTTTTTTTCCTTGCGCTGTAACATAGTTATCTTTGAAAAATAAAAGTAAACTAATAGCATATTGAATTGTTTCATGAGCATCTTGTGTTTGTTTGTATTCTGTTTCTAATTTTTTGATTTTTTTGATAAAAGGTTTTATCTTTGAAATTACTTTTTTAACTTTATCAATTTCCCTAATATTTTTAGTTTCCATAATTCCGTCAAGATTTTCTTTTATTTCATCTAAAAATCCCTCTTCTTTAGAGAGAAACTCTATAATTATTTTAATATCTTTTTGACCATATTTAGGTACAAATTTAACACTTTTTTCAGCCTTTTTAAATTTTCGAAATTCGAACCCATCTTGTATATCTTTTATCGCTAATAATTCTCGTTCCTTTTTCTTCGCAAAAATAGGATCGTCTAATTGTTTTAAAAGATCTGCTAATTGATGTTTTTCGCGATCTGATCTAGATTTTTTTATGTTTTCAAGGATAGATTTTCTGTAATTTTCAATTATTCCTGTATTAAAAACATCAACAAGAGGTCTTCCCAAAATTTTTCTCTCAAATGGATATTCAGTAATTAAAAATGGTAGAGATAACACATCTAATAAATCCCTGTAGGTTTTAACTGTTTCATAATCTTCTTTTGATAAACAATTTTGTGATAATTTATCTTCTAAATCTCTAATCGTTTTCATAATCATTACTTCTTCACTAGTTTTATCTGAGTATTTAATATAGTCTTTAATACCCTGTTCTTCTCGTAGTAATTCATCTATTTTTTTTGTTAATTCATCAATTGTCATTTCAGAAGCATTTAAACTTAGTTTTTTCTGTGCTATAACAAGGTTTCGATTTAAACCTAATAAGTGTTGATGACACTGTTGTGCTATATCAACACTTAATGCCATTTTTTTCTTTGTTTCAAATTCATCGATTTCATTTTCTAGTTTTTTTATTTCAGCTTTTAATTTTTCTTTGATGATCGAGTCTTCATTGTCATCATCTTTATTTTCATCTTTATTTTCATCTTTTATTTTTCTTTTTTTGTGTAGTTGTTTTACCTTTATAGATATTTTTTCTTGACTAATTAAAATTAAATCTATTTTATGTTTTATTCGTTCTTTTTGTTTTTCAAGTAAAGCTATTTCGTCTACAATCTCTTGTTCATTGTTATTATAAAATTCTTCAATTAAAAATTGAATGTCTTCTTTGTATTTTTTATCTTTATTTTTGACCACTTTTTCTTCTTTTTTAGATAATTGTTTTATTTTTGTTTCACAGTATAATTTATTTTTTAAAAGTAGTTCGATCTGTTCTTGTTTATTTTTGTAAAATAGGTAATCTTTTCTAGCATTTACTAAATCTTCTACTTCTACTTTTTCAACGTTTAATCTGTATTTCGCCATGTCTTCTACTAACCATTTTCCCATATTTTTAGCTTCAACATCTTTATTTTCAGCTTCAACTCTCTTTAATATTAGTTTTGTTCTTTCAACATTATCGGATAACCATTCATTAACATTTTTATCTGTTGAAATCCCGCTATCAGTATTTTTTTGTTTTTCTAACGCTGACATTAATTCTGATAATTGTTTTTCATAATTAGCTTCCTTATCTGTTAACTTTTGAATTTCTATTTTTTGGCTTTCATCCATTTGTTTATTTTCGTATTCTTGTTTATCTAATTCTTCATCTTTATCTTCATGTAAAAAGGAAATATATTGTTGAAGTACACCTATATCTCCATTAATTTGCAAGATTTTGTTTTTTAATTCATTTAATAATGTTTGATAGACAGATAAATAATCTTCGTATCCTAATGTTAGTTTTAGTTTAATTTTTTCATCAAATTTTTTTTCAGTGTATTCTTCCAAACATTCAGTATACATTTCTAAACAATCATCATACGTAAATACTTTTTCGCGATTTTCGTACATTGTTTTTATATGGTTAGGATAATGAGATGCAGACTCTGTAATATATACAGATGCAATTTTTAACAATTCTATTAATTCATTATTTAATGTATCTTCATCTACTTCTTCATCTTCATCAAAATCGCTTTTTACCTGTTCTCTTTTTTCAATATTTCTTTTTATCGCTAAGACTTGTGTAAGAATTTCTAATTCAATTCTAACTTCTTTCAATTTTTCTATTTTTTCTGCTTTTTCGCTTGATACAGAATGATTGGTTAAGTTTTCCCATTTTACCATTTTTTCTCGATCTGCTCTTGTCAATAATTCCTTTCGTATAGATATATGTAATTTATTAATATCGTCCCAGTCAGAATTATCTCTATCTTTTAAACAAAGTCCCAGTAATATTGTGCTGTGATCATGTAAAGGATTTTTATTTAAAAAACAACCAATATCTTTTTTATTTGATTTCTTTAATAACGTATAAAACAACATGCTATCTTCCCATATCAATCTCAAAAATGGTTCTTCATTTCCATCTATTTCTGCTTGTTGAAGTCGTTCTAACATCCCATCAACCGCGTTTCCTATTATTTCTTCATCAGAAGTAATACTAAGATTAAACATAAAATCAAAACGACTTTTTTCCTCTGCTTCGTATATTTTTCGTAGTTCCATTATTTTCAATGTTTCTTGTTTGATTTTATTTAATTCTAATACTTCTTCATGTCTTTTTAACTGTTTTGTTTTTTCACCTTTCTTTTTGGTAGCTCGATTTACGATTATTTGACTTTTATCTACATCAAGTAAACGTTTGTCTATCTTGACAACTTTAGGTCGTTTGTCTTTTATTTCTTTTGTTTTCGGTAAATGTAATCTCAATGTTTTAATTTTTTTATATAATTGGTTTCTAGTAAGTTCAAGTCCATTTAGATTAGTGATAGATATATCATTCGTTTCAGCTATTTTTTTTAAAGCTGCAAAGGTTGGGATTTTGTTCATTGCATCAATTATTTTTTTTAAATGTGTTGATTTATGTTCAACCTTTTTCTTCTTTTTTAAATTTGGAGACGAAGACGAAGACGGAGACGAAGACGAAGACGAAGATGGAGATGGAGACCTAGACTTCGTTATAGAACTAGAATCAGAATTTACACTTGAACTAGAACTAGAATCAGAATTTACACTTGAACTAGAATCAGAATTTAGACTACTCATTTTATTTATAGTATTTTTTATTTAAGATAATAATTTACTACTAAATTATTATATGGACAATACAATTGTCGTTTGTAAAATGAACTTAGATACACAACGAATTTACTTTTTTCATTTTTTTTGATTTTATGGAAATTATTTGGTCTTTCTTTTCATCTTTCTTTTCATCTTTCTTTTCGTCTTTCTTTTCTTCTATCGTTTCGTATCTCGTTTCGTCTTTCTTTTCTTCTTTCTTTTCATCGTTGAATGAAACATTCTTATGATTTTTAATCAACTTCTCTGTATCAATCTTTATATCAAATACACCTGTACCAGTTTTTGGTAATTTACCAAGCATAATGCTAGCTGATACACCATCAGTAGTTTCTTTCTCTCCATTTAAACCTGCTTTTAGAAAGTTTTCCAGACTCTCTTCGAACGAAGCTTTTGACAATGGACCAGAACCAACTTTCTTTTGACCATAACGACTAATTGAAATAATGGACCCTGTATATGTCATTAAATCTACTAGTAATTCAACGTGACTAGCATTTACAAATGTACCATCACTTGTAACAACATCCATAAATTCTTCAATTAAAAATTGACGAGCCGATTCAATCCCAAATACTTCATAAATTTCCCACATATTATTGCATAATGTTCGTTTTTTATCAACAAGTGGATGACTAAACAATCCATACAAATTGCTTCCTTCTGTTGTAACAACCCATTCATCAGGCTTATCTTTTTCATCAGGTTTTCTTTTTTCAAAGAAAATTTCCTTCACATTCGTGATACCCGATATTTGAGTTTTCATTACCATTGGAATAATTTTATCTTCAATATTAATAATTTGTTCCATATCTTTTGGAATTTGATTTCTCTCCATTTTAATTTCAACAGGTTTTACTTTCTTAACAACAATTGGTTTTTCTTTTTCTTCTTCTACTTCATCTTCGCAATCTTCTTCTGGATTATCAATGATATCGATTTCTTCATCCTCTTCCTCCTCGTAGTCTTCATCATCTAAATCAGATTCTTCATCATTTTCTTCTTCGTTATCCAAACGACAGTCCTCCATGAAAATATCAATAATACCTACTGATTCTGGTGTGTACAACACGGTCATTTCAGGAAAATCGCTTTCTATACGTTCTTTTATCAATCTCATCCGTACATTATACTCATAAAGAGCACTTTTATTTAATTGAAAACGAACTCTCCAACCAAGTACACTTGGATCAATATTATACATTTCACAAAAAAGATAATGCCAATCTTCTAAAGGATCTTTGACGAGATCATATGATAATGTTAACCGTTTTAACGTAATCTCTGTAAACGAGTTACCAATCGCTTCACGAATCTCCTTAATACTCTCAAATGGTTTTGTCAAGAAAATAAGACAGTTAATCATCTTTGGATCTTTTGTAGCATTTAACAACTCACTGAATCGGGGAACGCCGACAACGACTGTCTTGATTGTCAGGCCACTTGAGTGGAAAGAGTTTAGAGTGGTTTGCGTCTGACGTTCCCCGATACTCTGGGCCGTGATAACACCCACAGCTTCCCCTGCTTGTGCCAAAGTTTTATAATATTGCGATACGATCTCGTCTTTAAAAGTTTTAAAGCATTCTGAGTATATCATTATGGTCAAAAGTTGTTTTCGAAGCTTTTCTCGGATATTATGAACCATCGATTCCGCAACTCGAATTGGTAAAGCTCGATTTAAGGGTATCGCGAGACAAATTTCATTTATTTGGTCTGGTGAAAGTTTTGTTTTTACAGGTTGAATTGACATGTTTTTGTTTAATTATTTAATTCTGCTTTTATTTTTCAATTTTAAACAGTAGGTATAACAATTTGTTATTACCAAGTATACCCACCATCATTTGAAACAACGACTTTTTTTAAAAATGGGGGGGGGGTTCATAAATTCTAAAGTCGATCTTTTATAAATTTTATAAGTTAATTAAAAAAATTTAATAATTAAAAAAATTTAATTACTATTTAAAAAATTAAATATATATAAAAAGATGAATACTGAAATTGAAATTCACAACTTTGAAAATAAAAATGTTAGAATTGTTGGATCTAACACTGATCCATGGTTTACTGTAAAAGATATATGTACTATTTTAGATTTATCAAACGTAACAGCCGTATTAAAAAATATTCCGGAAAAATGGAAAGGAATGAGGAAAATTTCAAGTTCATCTGGTGAGCAAGATATGCTTGTTGTTAACGAATCGGGTCTTTACAAGTTAATCATGCGTTCAACTAAACCTATCGCTCAAAAGTTCCAAGAATGGGTTTGCGAAGAAGTTTTACCGTCAATCAGGAAGAAAGGAGAATTTGTATTACAAGAATACAAACAAAAGTTGGAAGAAAAACAAAAAATTGTAGATCAACAACAAAGTCTTTTAGATGAGAAACAAAGTGCATTAGACGAGAAACAAAACGTCGTTGTTAAACAACAAAGTCTTTTAGAAGAAAAAGATGATCGTATTAAAAAGTTACAACGAGAAACACAAGTCGTTGATGGTAAAAATGTTGTTTATCTAGCGACATCAGATGACCGAGAAAAAGAAGGAGTTTTTACAGTAGGTAAAGCGATCGATTTAAAAAATCGTTTACATGTTTATAATAACAATAAATTACACAACTTTAAAATTGTTAAATATATTTCATGCAAATCTGTAAAATTGATGGACGTAATCGAGCAAATTATATTGGCTAAATTTAACAAATACAAGATTCTTAGTAAACGAGACGTGTTCCAACTACCATCCGGAAAAGATGCAACTTTTTTTGCAAAATCCTACGATTATTTATCAAAATTTTGTGAAGACATTGAAGATGATATCGAATTGGAAGAACGAACCGAAGAAGAAAAACAAGAGTTACTTGATGAATTAAAGGAAAGTGTAAAAGAGGAAAAATCCGAATTTAATAAAAAATATGAAATTCTAGATCGAGAAAAATCGTTTCGTGAAAACAATAAGGAAGCTCTAAAAATTCGAAATAAAGACTACAGAGAAAATAACCCAGAGAAAGAAAAAATCCGAAAAGCCAAGTACGCAAGCGAGCACCAAGAAGAGCGAAAAGAATATATGAAACAATATCGCGAAGAAAAAGCAGCAGAGATTTCAGAATCTAGAAAAAAATACAATTTAGAACATAAGGAAGAACATGAGAAAAGATGTGAGTGCGCTTGTGGGTCGATTGTTACCCGACAAAATCTAAGATCTCATCTTGATACAGAGATACATAAACATTTTGTAGAAACTGGTGAGACGCTACAAGAACAACGTAAAGAAGAGACGGTAGAGTGCGAATGTGGTTTGACGATATCAAAACGTGGATTGAATCGACACAAAAAATCAAAGCTACATCGACAGTTTGAAACTGACGGGATTAAGATTAAAAATTAATTTTATTTGTTGCGGCAAATAAAATATGTGATTAAATTAAATATTTTTATATTCTCTAATATGTTTAAATATTTGTGAAATAATCATTCCAATATTAAAAAATTTTACCGATGGATTAAATCTAATAAAAGTGCATTGTAATTTATTTTTTATATAAGTTTCTCTTTCAATTTCTTCATTTTTATCACGGAAAACATGATTATCTTCATCAATTTCAATTGCTAACTTGTATTCTGGAAAATATAAATCAAGTCTATAATTACCAATACAATATTGTTTTTCAATTTTGAAAAAATCAAAAGCTGATTCGATTATACTAGCATAATGAGCTTCTTCACCAGGAAATACTATATCAATAGATAAATCTAGCAATTTTATCAAGTCTTTACTTTTAGTTGAATTAGTTTTGCTTAATATATGTTTAAGTCCAATTATATTTACAAAACTACATATTTGATCACCAGAAACGGTCTGAGTTTTACATTTAAAAATATTATGTATAGAAACTTTTTTTAAAGTTACTGCTGCATTTTTTAGTTGTAAAATTTTACATATATCTGTTACGCAATACAAATCTTCATTTTTGTCATTTTTCAATATTCTTATACTCATTTTTTGTCGTATTATTAATTTTATTGTTTTTTAATCAGTTTTAATAAAGATAAATGTCGTCAATTGTATTGATATCAGCAACTGTGCTTATAACTACACTTATTTTGATAAATTCAATTATTACACTTTGTTATCTGGGTACAGATTATAAATATAACACGAAAGATCAACATATAAAAACAAATGACTGGAAACGTCGTTACTTAATATCCATTTCTTATTGTATGATTTGTTTATTTTGTTTTATTTTGTTTTATTTTTTATATCAATATAAATGAGTATTTTTTATAGATCATCGTATCTTGATCCATTAGTTTTACTTTTTGGATTAGTTGTACTTAATATAATTATGCCATTTTTATCCTTATCTTACTTTGGATTTAAATTTAATAATTCAAAAGATGAACTAGACCAAAATAGTTCTAGTAAAAAAATGTTGATACAAATTGCTTTTTTCAATTTATTTGTTATTGGAATGATTTTAATTATTGGAGTGATTGCTCTTTTATTACATTTTCACAAGGACCGTTCATCCTTGTGTTAAATCAAATTCGTTAAAAAATAAATTATTTTTAAAGCAATGCCACTTTAATATAAAAATGAAACATTTTTATAAATATATTGAACCAGTTCCTAGTTTTTACCATTATTCAATATTTCCATTAGAAATAAAACAAAGTACAATACCGAATGCAGGTTTGGGTGTATTTTCGTTGAGTGACATTCCAGAAAACACGTACATTGATGGTTATTACGGAGATAAATTTTCAAACCCAAGTAGTAGATATTTTATTAGTGTTACAGAGGAGTTTGGTATAGACGCCGGATCATACCCTAGATGCTACATGGCAATGCTTAACGACAGTTATAACACGTTGTTTCAAAATAACTGTGAATTTATAATTAATACGAAAGATCAGACTGTTTCAGTCTGGACAATTAAAGAAATAAAATCTGGAGAAGAATTATTTACAAGTTATGGAGACGATTACTGGAAATGAATATAAATAATTAAATATTTTTATAAAAAATATTATTTAAAAAAACAATAATTATTTAAAAATTTGAATAATATAATAAATGGAACAATTAATATGCGAACATTGTAGTATGATATTTAAGAACAAAACTACCCTTAAATATCATACTACTAATAGTAAAAAATGTATGAAATTAAGGGGTATTAAGATTGAATCAAGATATCAATGTAAAGGTTGTGATGAATTTTTTGTAAATAAAGTAAACTTAAGTACGCATATGGAATCATGTAAAAAATATTGTATATTAGAAGTAACTAATGAAATGCAAAAAAGTATTGATAATCTTAAAATAAGGGAAAATAAATTGTTATCAGAAATTGATTTAATCACCTCTAAAAATAAAGAATTAAATAATCAAAAAGATATATTAGAAAAAAATCAAATGGCATTGTTATTACAACAGAAAGCTCAAGAAAAGACAATTGATGATGCTAATTTACAAATTGACAAATTACAAAAAATGATTTGCGATATCGCAACAAAGACTGTTGATAGAACAACTAATATAATTTATAAATCAGTTGATGAAGAAACTAAGGAGAATTCTAATATTATTGATGAAAAATCAGCTAATGATATACAAGAATATAAATTTGGTAATAATTTTATTGTTCCTATTCGTTCAGATGGTATGATTAACGCTACTGCTTTGTGTAAAGCTGCCGGAAAACGGCTAGATCATTATAAAGAAAATTTACAAACTAAAGATTATTTACATGAACTTTCTTCAGTTACCGGAATTCCGGTGAGTGAACTTTTTAATCCTATTATCGGAGGAAAATATCCAGGTACATGGGTTCATCGTAAAGTTGGTTATCATCTAGCTCAATGGATCTCTCCTAAATTTGCCGTACAGGTATCTTTAATTCTCGATGAACTTTTTATTACAGGTAAAGTAGAACTTTATAATGAAAAATCGGCTGATGAAGTTGACAATGAGTATAAAAAACAAATTACTGATCTTAAAACTAAATTAGACACAAATACACAACAATATCAAAAACTTCTTAATAAACATAATTCTTCTTTGAAAACACATCGATATATTAAATTTAAAAAAACAGATCCATGTTTTTATATTATCGATTCAGGTGTAGATTGTGATTGTTTACGTTATAAGTTTGGAATTACAGGTTTAGATCAAGATCATAATATCGACGATCGTCTTCGATGTCATCGAACATTATGGCCTCAGTTAAAAGTTAGATATTTACTTTTTATCAAAGATGTTGAAATGATAGAAAAAAGTTTCAAGATGATGTTTGGGAAAGAAATAAATCCAAATGGACATGAGATAATTGAAGGAGTGACATTTGATGAAATGATTGAACGTATAGAAAAGTTATTTATAAAAGAGTATCATATCATGACAGAAGAGAAATTAAAGGAATACAATGATTATGTTGAAACAACCATAAAACAATAAATAATTAAAAATTCAATAATCCGTAATTTATTAAATAATCTACGCTAAATCCTGAAATGTGGTATATTTTTGTTAAAAGCTTTATTTTATTTAGGTTATTATAAATGACATTTTATAATACAGGATCTTTTTCATTACACACTGGTGTGAACACACCAAGTATTTACCAAAATTCGACAAGTACGACATCTCGTTCGAATGGTATAATTATTTCAACTGATCCTTATAATAGTGTTAATAGTTCAACAATCATATCATCTATATCTAATATTTCTAGTTTTGATGATTACGTGTCAAACAATCAATCATGGCATTTAGTTGATCCTAATTCTAGTGGAAATGGAAATGACAAAGTAAGCGGGTACGCCTCAGCTTCAGTATCTTTACCCACTAAAGCGGAATGGATTTTAATAGCAAGTAATTTGTATTTTACAAGTTACATGGGAGGTATTTCATATACAGGTCAATATCAAACAATTAAATATTCATCTACATCTGCACCAATCGATAATAAAATATATTATTCATCTGATTATGGTAATACTTGGAATACAACAACAATTACAGAACCTTTATGGGTAAATTCTACAAATTTAGTAATGTCTCTTGATGGTTCAACACAACTTTTTGGAGATATATCATCTTCTTCAGGTAATTTATACATATCTATTAATTATGGCGTGTCATGGAATTTATTAGTTTCTTTCGGAACTTTATTTAGTCTACCGTATTGTCCAATAAGTTCTTGTGCTATAAATGGAAATGGTACTATTATTACGGCAGTTTATGCAGCTTCGCCTGGAATAATTTTCCAATCTTTTAATAGTGGAGTTTCATGGACATCAACTATTGTGTTAATTGATATGGGAAATACATTCAATGTAATGTCGTCAGATGGAACCTACCAAGTTATTGTTCCAAATAACTCAAGTGGTGTATTCGTATATGATTCTTCAATATCTTTTTCGTGGATCAAAAATAACTCACCAACGTTACCTAATCTGATATACTCATCTGTATGTATTAGTTCAGATGGCACTATTCAAAGCGTCGCGTCCGGTACATCTATATATACTTCTACTAATAAAGGTAACACGTGGACTCTCACTTTTAATAGTGTTGTTTTTAATATTACTAGATTGTATTGTGATAATTCTGGTAAAAATCAAGTTGCAACAAGTTACGACGGTGGTATTTATTTATCTACTAATTACGGGATGACATGGAATTTACAGGAAACTCCATCTAACGTAACTGTTCCTTATTTTAAGTTTGCAGTATTATCTGGTGATGGTAAGTATGAAATACTTTCTTTAACCAATAATACTGCAAACAATTTTATTTATAAATTATCTCTAGCCTAAATACATATTTAAAGACTAGCCCATTATACATAACGGACATAGTACAATGGTTAGTATACCTGCCTTCCAAGCAGGTGATAGGTGTTCGATTCCCCTTGTCCGTAATTTATTAAAAATTTAAGAAATTTTTAATTTAAAACAGAAGCAGAAATATAAAAGAAAAGATGCAATCATTTCCTGAAAAATTATCTGACTCGTCAACTTTTTCCGAAACACTTGATGATTTTTTGATTTGCAAAATGAGACAAGAAATCTATGTACATATTCTTCGAAACAACCAAAATGATTTTTTTGACATTGAATTATTTAATCGACAAAATGTAAAAGATATGAAAAAAACAGAGCAATTTGCCGAAACGATTTCAAGTGAACTTTTAAAACTAGGATGGAAAACGTTTGTTGGATATGGAGGAACAGGCTTATTTTTTTATGATAAAGAACAACCGGCTAGTGCTTGGTAAGCGCTTTTCTTAAAAGCGCGCAAAAGATGATGCTTTTAAGAAAAGCTCGCAAAAGAGTTTAAAATAGTTTATTTAGTCTTACTTTTCTTTGTCTTACTCTTCTTTGTCTTACTCTTCTTTGTCTTACTCTTCTTTGTCTTACTCTTCTTTGTCGTACTCTTCTTTGTCTTACTTTTCTTTGTCGTACTTTTCTTTGTCTTACTTTTCTCGGGTTTAAAATAAACACTGGTTCTTGTAAAATTTAAATGATGTAAACACCATGTATATAATATACATAAGATTATTTTATATCTATCATCTTTATTTATAGATTCATCGGCCAATAAATCTATAAAAAATTTATAATTAGATCTAACTTTTTCAATACCATATTTCATAAAATAAAAAATATTGAACATTCCCCATATCTGACAAAACCCCAACGATTTGGGATTTTTGACATTATCTCGTATATGACTAGACTCTTTTGTTTGAAAACTATATGTATCATCTAGAATATTAGAAACAACATTCTTATACTTTACCTTATCCCCATTTAAAATATTATTAAGGTAAAGATAAATTAAATGGCGATCTTTAGATGAAAATATGTTAGATGTCGTATCAATTACTGTAATATCCCACAATTTAGTCATCTGATTAAAAATTATTGCTATACAAAAAAATGGCCTGGTATACATACTTGTATAATATATTTTTCGTTAATATCAAATATCCATATATTTCTATAAAATATATTACCATCAATGTCAATACCAATATTACAAAAAAGATTACTAGTATATCTTTTATCTTTATTAAAAATTATCGAATCACCTTTGACCTCATTTGTTGCAAAATCCAAAAGTTTATTATAAGAGTTATTAGATAATATGTTATTTTTAGACGCAGGTCTATAAGCTTTTAACAACGTAAATATATATTCTTTTAAATCTGCTTGATTTAGTTTATACATTTTATCGTATTCAACCCCAAAGAATTCTTTCACTTTTTCATGCGAACTTAGACTTTCATCTATAAAAAATTCTGTGTAATATTTCTTGATAAGTGAACAAAACGCACCGATACAAGTTTTTGGTTGTTTTAAAGGTAAAGGTGTTTTATATTTATTACTGAAAACTACTTTTATGTCATGACATTCTTCTGGATTTTCTGGATCAAAATCTGGATCATCTTCATCTGGATCTTCAACTGGATCTTTAGAAGCTTTTCTTTTAGACAAAGCTGCTGCCATTTATTAAAGTGTTATAAATTATTTATCTAGTTAATTAATAAAATGTCTCATCTACCAGCGCCAGCGCCAGCAACAGCACGAGCACAAATAAATTGTGGTGTTTGCGGTTTTCTAGCGGACAACGATGATAATTTTTGCCAACAATGTGGTAATGAACTACCAGCAGCAGCAGCATTCAAACAAAAGAAATCGAAGAAATCAACGAAAACAAAGAAATCAATGAAAACAAAGAAATCAATGAAAACAAAGAAATCAACGAAAACAAAGAAATCGTTAAAACAAAAGAAATCAACGAAAACAAAGAAATCAACGAAAACAAAGAAATCAATGAAATCAAAGAAAACAAAGAAATCAAAGAAATCGTTAAAACAAAAGAAAGTATAAAATTTAATAAAATTTATTAAATTTTTAAAACTTCTTTTTCATTGATTTATTTTTCAATGATTTCTTTTTCATTGATTTATTTTTCAATGATTTCTTTTTCAATGATTTCTTTTTCAATGATTTCTTTTTCAATGATTTCTTTTTCAATGATTTCTTTGATTTCTTTTTGATTGATTTCTTTTTGATTGATTTCTTTTTATAAAATGCAGAAGTTGCCGCCGCCGCTCCCGCCTGCTGTTTTTTTAGGAAAAAGTACATATATTTGTCTCTATTTTTGTTAAAAACTTTTACGAAAAACTCATCGAAAAACTTATCGCCGTTTTTACTTAATTCTTTAATATCCAGTTTTTCAATTATTTTTGAAAGCAAATTTTCTTGCTTAAACGATTGATTAAAATTTACATCAATTGATACCGGCGGATAAACTGTAACCAGAATCAAATTATATTTAGATGTAATTAATGTCGGTTCAAATTTACGTGAATTTGGGCTGATGTTATCGCAAATAAAGTAAATATTATAATCTTCTTTTGAACCCATTGATTTTGCATCATCCATAAATGTTTTTGTAAGAGTAGACGCAGATAACTCATTGTGCGCCATAGCAATATATATTTATATATTGCTATTTTTAATTTTTTAATTTTTTATTCTTCATCTTCGTTTCGTTCCTTAAAATATTCATAAATTTCATTCTTCATCTCCTGTGGAAAAGACAATGTAGGTACCAATAATCCTTTCTTGTCATTTTCTACATGAATACTTGGATCATACCCATGTCGTAAAAGAATTTGCCATCGTTCCTGGTACTTTCGATTCTTTTTACTACCATGATAAAAATGACGGATCACTCCAGGAACATATCCAAATCGCAACTTTTGCATTTTTTGCTGAAGATCCAATACATCTTTTTTGTAGTTTTCTGTAGATTCTGTGTGAATTGATTTCAAACCATTTCCGATAAGCGACATCATCATAATATTGTCACCTGATCCTAGGATACCTCTTTCATATATTCCGTCAATTTTTTCAAATGCTCGACGCGTCATTGCCCACGCAAACCCAGGATGCCAATAATTAACTCCAACTCCTCTGTAAGGATTGCCTTTTTCGTACTGAAAACCCGCGCTTGTAAAAATATTCATTGCTTCTTTTGCCGTATTCATATCTACGGCATGGCTAAACAATTGAACAATGTCGCGCGAGCCGTTTAGTATTTTCAAGGTATCAATAGCCCACGTTGAATTTTCGAATTCGATATCGGCATCAATCCACGCAAAGGCCTTCCATTTTTCAGGAAGAAGGTAACGGACACCAAGATTAATCATATTTTCTTTATGCCATATTGGTGTTTGAGTACAAAGCTGTAAATGTCGTGGGTTTTTCTTGTCAGTGATATAATAGGATTGATCACCGTATGCGAGCTCTACGATGTATAATAGCACATTCTTTTCATCTAGTTCCATTCGTTGGATAAATTCCTTCATTAATATGTATCGTTTGGCAAACATACAAGGATTGGAAACAACGGCAATGACATGCAATTTTTCTTCAATTGGGTCATTGTTTTCAATGGCATGTTTTATGTTGTTTTGATGATATTGTATATTATCAATTTCAATACCATTTACAATTGTCATTTATTTTTAATTTATTTTAAATTATTAACTTTTTTTTTTTGAGATTTCTTTCCTGTTTTCTTTCCGGATTTCTTTTTCATTGATTTCTTTCCGGATTTCTTTACTGATTTCTTTTGTGATTTCTTTTTCATTGATTTCTTTTTCATTGATTTCTTTTTCATTGATTTCTTTTTCATTGATTTCTTTACGGATTTCTTTGATTTCTTTAATGATTTCTTTACTGATTTCTTTTGTGCTTTCTTTTTCATTGATTTCTTCACCGATTTCTTTACGGATTTCTTTATGGATTTCTTTGATTGTTTAAACCGCAATTTTGGTAATCTTGACATCAACATGTTACAAAATCCTTCTCCTCCTTTGCATTCTTCTTGTTCGTTATCTTTGTTATCTTCTTGATTAGGATCCTTAGGGGAAATTACCTTAGGTTTAAAATTATGTTCTTTTACCACAAGACCTTCGTCATTAAGTTTGACAAAAAGTCCATGTGTTTTAATTTTTTGACCGTCTTCTGTTATAAAAGTTCCAGAATCTTCATCTAATAACCAACCTAATTTTATCAAATAATATGGTGTAGTAATTTGAGTAGCATCTGGATGTTTTGCCTGTGTAAAAACTTGAAATGAATTTATAGAATCTTTATTATAGTCTCCCCCCAATTATCGAATCTAATAATAAACTTCTAGCTGTTTTCCCCTGAGTTATTAGAAATCTTTTGTGTGTAAAATTTCCATATCCATTAAAACCATTCAATTTAATATTTTCATAGCAATTCGTAATTGTACATTTTACATAATAATATATGTCAGATTTATCACGTTGTTCATTCATTATTTTATATTTAAAAAATATAAAATTTAAAATAAATGCAATCTATAGATTCATTACAAAATGCCTTTGTACACAAAGATATAATAAGTTTAATTAACAAAAGTAGCCTTCAAATCGAAGAAATAAAAACATATTTAAAAAATAATTTTAATTATACTCCAAATGATGACGTGAATCGTACGCTTCTTGTAAAAAATGATTTATATTTTTTAGGAATTGTTGATAACCTTTTTGTATGTCAACCAATCACAAAACCAAACGTTGATACCTTATCTTTTTTAAATACATTATCGGAAGTGATTGTTTTAATGATTAAACGAAAATATGCTTTATACAATATAGCTAATTTTGTGTCATTTAAGCTTTGTGTTTATGTTGAGGCAGACAAAAAGGTCCCTTTTGGATTTGTTAGACAATCAGATAATGTTCTTACTACAGATATATTTGGCACGGCATTAGTTCAACCAAATCTTACATTGTATACAAAAGTATTTCAATTTGACCCGCAATATAATATATTACCCATTGGATTAGAGGCGATAATGGAAAAAATTTATCAACAACCTACGTTTAGTCACCCAACATTCGCGCAACCTACGTTTAGTCAACCTACGTTTAGTCAACCTACATTTAGTCAATCAGCTTTTAGTCAACCTACGTTTGCTCAACCTACGTTTAGTCAACCATCTGTAGCTGCAAATAAGTCTACTTTTATTCAACCATTTGGTAAATAACTAAATAAAAATTAATAAATATAAATAAATGACATTGGTTCCGAAAAATTTATTAGGTCTTTTTGAAAAAATAAATAATCCTATTATTAATGAAATATTATTAGAATTTTCTTTGGAAAAGAATAAAACAAAAGTATTACATGAAATTGATATAGTTATAGAGGCAAATAAAAAAAAAATTTTACATATAAGTAATAAACTTCAAAAAGGTGAAATTGATAAAGAAAAAATAAAAGAATTAGTTGAAAATATAAATAAAACATTTCCATTAACATTTCCATTAACATTTCCATTAACATTTCCATTAACATTTCCATTAACATTTCCATTAACATTTAAATTTAATGGTGGAAATGAAGAAGAAATATGTGCTATTTGTCATGAGGCGTTATCTCTTAAAGAAGTTGATTCTGCTGTTTGCTCAGGTGTAGTAGATGTTAACCCTCACTTGTTTCATAAAGATTGTTTAAATAATTGGAAAAATATGAAAATTTTTGGGGATCGAACATGTCCAACTTGTAGATGTAAATTATCAAATCAAGCGCTAATTGAAGATAGTGAACAACAAAGACAGCGCCTACAGCAAAATAGTATTGGTATTTTAGAATATCAATTAGAACAAAATCGATCAGAAGTGGCAAATAGAAATTTATGGTCAAATTTAATAATAGTTATACTAACAGAATTATATATATTATCAATTAATGATGACATATTTAATAATGATATATTTAAAACATTGGTAAGAATTATTATGTATGGAATGTTACTTGTAAGTACAGGTAGCACAATATTGGCTAGATGGAGAGGACCTCCTTCTTTAGATTTCAAGAAATCAAAGAAATCAACGAAATCAAAGAAATCAACAAAATCAACGAAATCAAAGAAATCAACGAAATCAAAGAAATCAACGAAATCAAAGAAATCAAAGAAATCGTTAAAACAAAAGAAAGTATGAAATTTAATAAATTTTATTAAATTTTTAGATCTTTTTCATTGATTTATTTTTCATTGATTTCTTTTTCATTGATTTCTTTTTCATTGATTTCTTTCCGACAGTTGACTTGAATACACTACGTCTTCTTTTTGGCTTTTTTGTCAAGGCATTCATAATTTTTTCTAAAATTTCACCTTTCATTTTACCATTTTTATAAATACAATCATCTCCATAAGAGTTTGTAAGTCTTTTTATCATACCAGAAATTTCACTATAATCTTTTAAATAATTTAATTCTATAGTCAGATGGCGTTCAAACGACTGCATCTCCATAAGAGTTTGTAAGTCTTTTTATCATACCAGAAATTTCACTATAATCTTTTAAATAATTTAATTCTATAGTCAGATGGCGTTCAAACGACTGCATCTTTTATATTAATATTTAAAAATTTTTTTACAAACGAGTTTGATTTTTTTCAATTGTTTTAAATAAATGTCAGGCAAACATGTTTTAGAAAAACATCAAAAATACAAAAGTAAATATGGAAAAGATGAATTATACTGGGGAATTGGTATTGAAAATGAGATGTATTTGACATGTTCTCACAAAGCAGAAGTTTCACTAGATTTTTTTAGAAAAAATCATAAACCGGAACGGTATAGCGTCGATTACTATAAATCATATAAAGAAAAATGTCTACAAAAAGCGATAGACGACTACACTCATAAACAAAGACTTCTTACATTGCCATTGTTGATAAACGCCCATTCATTCACACACGTTGACCAAAACGGTGAACATAAAACTACTTTTGAAAAACAACCAAAACCAAATCCAAATTTTAATGGCAAAACTGTTCATGAAATATTGTTAGAAACGTCTCCTTATTTTGCTGAACATTATGAACGAGACATCGTATATGATGGCGATACGATTGAATTTATTACACAAGATTTCTATAATGCAAATGTAAAAGACGTAGTCGAAGAGTTGAAAAATATCAAAAAAGGTTTTACGGAAAACGTAATACCAAAGATCCCCATTACCGATTTTGGTAAAATTTCGTTAATGGACACAAATCATCCATTTGCTGTACATCTTACAAATATGAAAAATGTTAGCATGTTTAATAACGGTACGTATCATTTCAATTTTACATTACCTACTTTGTTAGACAACAATGGAAATATCAAAAATATGAGATCATTTATAAATGATCATCAAAACGCAATTCGATTATTACAATTAATGGAACCTATATTCATTACAGTATACGGGACACCAGATCCTTTTCATACTAATTCGCATGCGTTTTCTTCGGCTTCTCAACGATGTGCCGTGTCTAGATATATTGGAGTTTCTACGTACGATACAGAGGAGATGAAAAAAGGAAAACAATTACATGTTTCATCAAAAGATTGTGTTTGGTATAATGAATATCATTCACAATCTGCTTATAAAAAATTGGATGAAATTGGTCTCGATATTAATTTTAATAAACATCACCATCACGGTATCGAATTGCGTATTTTTGAATATTTCAACGATGAGTTATTGGAAGACTTACTAGAATGTATTATTTATATTTTTGATCATTCCTTGGAATATAATTATATCGATAATATTATTAACCGACGCGAATGGAATGAAATGATGATTAATTGTATGAGATGTGGTAAAAATGCATTCTTGCCTCAATCTCAAATGTATCTGTTTAATCAAGTTTTTGGATTTTCATACAGGCCTATGAATATTTTAGACTTTTACGAACGATTTCAAAAAGACCTAAAAGATAAATATAAAAATAGTGGAAAATGTTCAGCGTATATGATACGTAACGAAAAGAAGGTCGAAAAGACGAATGAAAAGACGAATGAAAAGACGAATGAAAAGAAGACCGAAAAGACGAATGAGACAAAGAATGAAAAGAAGAATGAAACATTTGAATTAAAACTGACAATGAATCCATTGTTTAATGTATCGTCAGATATCATCGACAACGTTAATATAGACAACGTTAATATCAACAACGTTAATATCGACAACGTTAATATCGACAACGTTAAATTTGACAATGAAATTCCAACTTGTTTAGATTTTTTTATGTCTATAAATAAAATGAGTACAGAAGTTCAAAATAAAATCGATCAAAAAGTAGACGAAGCTCAGCAAAAACTCGATCAAAAAGTAGATGATATACAGAATAAAGTCGATCAAAAGGTAGATGGTATACAAAATAAAGTCGATCAAAAAGTAGACGACGCTCAGAAAAAAGTCGATCAAAAGGTAGATGATATACAAAATAAAGTCGATCAAAAGGTAGACGACGCTCAGCATAAAGTCAATCAAAAAGTAGACGATATACAAAATAAAGTCAATCAAAAAGTAGATGAAGCTCAGAATAAAATCAATCAAAAAGTGGATGAGATACAGAATAAAATCAATGAAAAGGTGGACGAAGCTCAACAAAAAGTCGATCAAAAAGTGGATGAGATACAGAATAAAATCAATGAAAAGGTAGACGAAATACAAAATAAAGTCAATCAAAAAGTAGACGAAGCTCAACAAAAAGTCAATCAAAAGGTAGACGAGATACAACATGACGCTCAGCAAAAGGTAGACGAGATTCAAAATAAAATCAATGAAAAAGTAGATGAAGCTCAGCAAAAAGCTAATGAAGCGATTGAAAAGATTACTAGTTGCTGTATAATTGCTTAAATATCTATTTAAAGAAAAGATTATTATATAACTCGGTATAGCTCAATCGGTAGAGCGACGGATTGTAGGTCCGTCGGTTCCTGGTTCAAGTCCAGGTGTCGAGATAATTTTATATTTTTATAAAATTATATATTATAAATGAATGCTCAACCATTATTGATTAATCGGGTTCCCACGCCATACCCAGTAATTGTTGCACCAGTTCCTAGTCCTAAACGAAGTGAATCGAAGAGAAGTGGCGCTAAACGAAGCGGCGCTAAACGAAGTCACACTAAACGAAGTGGTGCTAAACGAAGTCACACTAAACGAAGTGGTGCTAAACGAAGTCACACTAAACGAAGTGGTGCTAAACGAAGTCACACTAAACGAAGTGGCGCTAAGCGAAGTCACACCAAGCGAAGCGGTGCTAAGCGAAGTCACACTAAACGAAGTGCTAAACGAAGTCACACCATGCGAAGCGGTGCTAAAAATATTTACTCTGTTGAAAACATGATGAGATATTTTTATGAAATGACAGTAAAAAATCTTTCAAATGAACATAAAGCTTCTATAAATATCGACAAAAGTAAGGGTATGATGTACGGTACAGCTTCAAGAGATGAATTAATAAAAATGCCCTGGATGTATTGTGTTAAACCATTGTGGTCGGTTGCACCTGGTCCATACACTTTTAGAATTAATTTTGAAGGAGGAAAAAACGGTGAAAAAATAAAAAAGACATTGTCTATTTACAACGGAACTGTAAATCTTTTCCCTAATTCGAGTGTGATTTTAAATGATATTTTATCAAAATGTTAGGCCAAAAAAATAATTTGGTTTTTCAACGATTAAAACAAGACAGATTATAACCAATTTTATCCTTACTTAACCTTTAGTTTAACTACTTGTTAACAAAGCTTTAAACACCTTTGTTTTTTATTTTAATTTATTTACACACAAAATTTGTGTGTGTAAAATTTTTTAAAAAAATATTCTAAAAAATTATAAAAAACAAAATATTTAAAGCAGAATAGGTCAAATCGAAATTTTCGTATATAATTTTTTTTATTATATTATAATTTTTATTATTATATATAATTTTAAAAATTATAATATAATAAAAAACATTAAATGTCAGAAATTAAATGCGAACATTGTGAGTCTATTTTAAGTAGCAAAACTGTTCTAAAAACACATTTAAAAACAAATAAAAAATGCTTGGCTAAAAGGGGATTATCTTTAGAGACAAAATTTACTTGTGAAGGATGTCAGTCAATTTTTATAACATCTCATCATTTATTATCTCATCAAGAAAATTGTAAGGATTTTAATCTAAAAATGACCGATAAAAGTCATAAAAAAGAATTAGATGATATTAAAAATAAATACGAAAAAGAACTTTTTGAAAAATTGTTAGAAAAAGATAAACTAGTCGAAGAACAATTAATGAAAAAACAAAAAGAATATGATATACTAGCATTATCTTTTTCTTTTTTAGAAAAACAACAATTAAAATTAATTGAAGATTATGAAGCTCGAATAACTAGATATGAAACTACATTAGAACGTTTAGTAAGCGATGCCTTAAATAAACCTACTAATGTAACAAATACAACAAACACTGTTAATAACAACGTTTTACGAGATCACCTTTCAACACAATATACAATTGACGCTCTTACTGATAAACAACTTGAACAACGAATCCGTTTGTGTATGACAGAAGATATTTTTTGGGAAGGTCAAAAAGGACTTGCTAAAATGTGTGTTGAAAGTATAATTAAAACTCCCGATAACAAAATGATGTTGTGTTGTACAGACATAAGTCGTGGTAAATTTAAATTATTCGATGTCAAAGGAAATCTCAAGGAAGATATTGACGCGCGTTTATTTACAAATCGCGTAGGTAAATTTATAAAAATTGTTGGTAACGAGATTAGAGAAGCTATACAAGAAAGTATCGATACTAAAAGTAGTATGCTAGTAGAAAAAAATGGAAGTGAAAAAGATCAATTACTCAAAAAAATGGAACAACTAGGTTACTCATTATTTGATGTATTTAATGTTGATGATCATGAACGAAATAAAGTTTTTAGAAATGAACTGGCTACATTATCATCTGTTAAAAGATGTGAAGATATCGATTAATCAGAACAATGTTGTAAAACCTTTCCTAACGTCGTTTTCATGTTTGTACATAACGGTATCGAGTAGACAACACTAAATCCGTATTTTTTATAATAATCTACAAGCTTATTATGCTTGTACAATTTAAAAATCATCTTTAACCGATCGGCCTCCTTTATTTTCGATAATTCTTGAGCGTAATCATGTCGATATCTTTCAACCACAGTTTTATCCAATAACAATACTGTATCAGATACACCAGAAGCGTCTAATGTAATGGTTGTTTCCGATGTGTATTCGGTTTCTCGCAATAAATAACGTATGGCTTTGCATAACAAGTCTTTGCCTAAGCCTTTCTTAAAGATAGTCTGAAATTCCACACCGAAATCGATATGTGGATAAAGACCGTTTGCTGTATAAAATTTCAATAATTTTACTTTGTTTTTGGCAATCTCAAAAAAAACCAAAGCAAATGTGCCATTTAATAATTCTTTTGTTTTCAACACTTCTCGATCTTTGTAATCATAATCATCTGGTATGGGTATAAAAATTTTTACATATTTTTCTGTATGAATGATTTTCTCCATTTTATATATAATAAAATGATAAAACTAGCGTGTTTGGTTTTATTTTTGATTGTATCGTTGATACTTTTAATAGGGTCAAATGAAAAGCCAAACGAAAAGCCAAACGAAAAGCCAAATGAAAATGTATCTTGTAAAAATATAAATGAAAAATGTGATAATGATAAATGTTGTAATGGTTTACAATGTAAAAACCAAATTTGTAGTTGTCTAGACGAACAACATTTTTGTAATGATGGAGATAAATGTTGCGATGGTTTGCAATGTTTGGAAATAAATGGTCAAAGTAAAAAAGCTTGTATGAAAACATGGGACTGCGATAACGATACTTGTTATAAAAATCAACGAAAAGAGTGTGATGATAAAAACAATTGCGTGTTAAAAAATTACAATGACAGTTCTTATGTATGCGGTAACGTATTAGATCCAAAAAATACCTGTATAAGTTTACCAGTCTCTGACGGTAAAGGAGGAGTAAATGCATATTGTATGGATAGAGAAAATGTATTCAAAAATATACCATCTTTTTGTAAACACTTGGCACAACCAAATATTTTTCCAAAATAAAAATGAACCTAACGTGACGATTCCATATGAAAAATCAATTAAAGAAAAAGCTTTTTGAATTATTTTCAGGATGCGGAAAATTTTGATATACTTCACATTATGGAATATTTGTAAAGTTTAAAAAAGGTTACATTTGAAACTTGTTGCAACAAATCCTTATTTGGAAAAATAACACTTATTTAAAACTTATTATTCATATAACGAATGAATAATAACATTTGCTCTGTATGCAGACAAACTAAAACGATAGCATTAACAACTCCATTAGATTCAAATACAATATGGGGATTTAATCCTTACATTTATATGTCTTTTAACCAAATGAAAAATGCGTTTTATTTCTACCTAAAAAATAAAGACATTTCTAGGTCTTTTTACACGACACATAATGAAGAAGGATATACATATACACAATGGCAAATTTACTATATATCTAAAAACACAACAAAGGCTAAAAAATTACATAAACAAACATTTTGGTTATTTAGTGTGTTATCTGAATATACATTTTTTACAGAAATGATTAGAATGGGTTCAGCTGCCGATCCTCTTCATCATACTCTTTTACATTTTATGAAATATATGGAAAAATACGGACCTTTACAGCAGAAAATGGTATCATTATTAGAGATGTTTGGTCTTTGTTTAACTGATATAGACACAAATGGGTGTTCTGGTGAATATTATTTACTTGATAAAATAATGGAAAAATCTGATATTGATCGTTGTAATCGTTTGACCCATGAATATAAAAAAATAGAAGATGATCTTTTTAATACACCAGAAATTCTAAACTATTTACAAAAATGCGAAGAATGCGGTGAGCCGGTTGATAAATTTGTTGATTTAAAAAAAATTCCAACCGAAATTATGAAAAAATATTCATATCTTTTACAAACTAGTATCAAAAAACGAAGGGAATGTAACGAAATTTATAAAAGTTACATACATACCAATTCGTCAATCGAAAGGCATCAATATGTTATTGATATGTTATCTAGTATCTAGACTCTCTCTAGGTACATCATTATTTTCAAAACAAAAAAATTTAAATACTTTGCATTTATTAATTAATTCAACAACAGTTGGGTAAATTTCTGGTTGATCTTTTCCTTCCTCTTTAATTGCCCATCCAATTACACCAGGTTTATTAACAAATTCAATTAAAACATCGGCAACAACTTTCTCGTCGTTTTCTTCTTTTACATATGTAACAGCCAAATTTCCAATTTGACTTTGTGAAACACGTAAACAAAAATGATGCAAAGGTAAACCTTTCTTTGTAAGTAAATCATTTGCATCGACGGCTGAAAAATGCAAATGATTTAAAAGATATTCAGTTGAACTTTCAGTTGAACTTTCAGTTGAACTTTCAGTTGAACTTTGACTAACATTCTGCGCTTCGTAAAATCCTCCAAGATAATAAATCATAATTCGTAAATTATCCAAATAATTAATAAAAAATTTAAAATCGTCGGTAGAAATAAACCCGTTCACGACGTATTTCAGGATTCTCTTATGTAAAAAAGCCAAATCCTTTTCCGACACCCTACGGCTAGTAGCACTTTCAAAACAAAACTTGATAATTTCGTCGTAAACATTGGGGTCAAACTCAACAGACATTCCGTCTGGAAGACTCAAAAAATGCTTCATTTTGTCGAAAGTAGTGGTCATTCTTGTTTTATAAAATCTTTTTGCATTTTATAAAAATCAATTTTAATTTTTAACTATAATAATTGCATTTTTTTTATCATCCGTTGACATTTTCAATTCTGTATTGTGTATAATCATCTCGGCAAATTCGGCCATTTTAAAGAACCCATAACGGCGTTGGTCAAATGAACTATCTAAATTCAATAAACAGTCTTTCAAAAAGCTCATGTAAATTACGTCTCGGTCAGATTTTTGTAAAATATTCAAGACACGTTCTAGTACATTTACATTTTCGTCCAATAAATAATAAATGTTTTTATGATAAACACGAATATAAGGTAATTTTTGAATATCTCGTAATAAAAATCGTTTATCAATTGTCACAACGTCGTCTATAGGTAAACATTTTACAGATTGACAATTAAATATAGATGATAAAAATTCATCAATTCCTGAAACATCAGGAACATTTGACCTTGCTTTTGGTAGACAATTTGTAATGTTTTCAATAAGGATAAACTTATCACAATTATTACGAAGTTTTAACGACGTATGATTATAACCTACACCAATACAGAAAAGTCCTCGTAATCGTATTTTTGTAGCCAAACTACTAAAATCACTGTCACTGCTTACAATAACGTATTTTTGAATGGTAGAGATATTGTAAAGAGTATCCATACAGTCAACAATAAGAGCATTGTCTGTACTTTCTTTTTTAGCAACTCGATAGGTTTGTATAGCTTCCATTCCATGATTTAGAATTACATCTTTCCAATGATTAGTAGCGGGAGTAGAAAAATCGGCGTAAACACGTTGAATAAGAACACGGCCTTCTTGTTTTAGTTCTTGTAAAATCGATTGATAATGATTACCAGAGATGTTGTCGCCGTCGATAAAAATTGCTATATTATTCATATTTTTATAAAGAAAACTCGATTTAAATTTGTTTTGATTTCCGAAGAGATTTTCGAGGAGATTTCCGAAGAGATTTCCTATTCTTACTTTTAAATTTTGGTTCTGGATCTGGATTTTTTAGATTAAATCTAGTAGCTCCAGGTATTTCAACTGCTGCTAGATAATTATTTTTGAATAAAACTATAAAAATGAAAAGTAAAAATATCGAAATTATTAATACTAATGTATCGATTGACATTTCATTTGTATATGTATCTATATCTTTTTTGGTTCCTAATAAAAATTTAACAATATGACAAAAATAACCTTTATCGATCATACAACTATCTTTAATTCTTTTTTCAGTTATGCCAAAAAAAGCAAATATATTTAGTATTGCTGCTAATGGTAAAAAAACTTCTTTTACATAAGGCGTAAGTTGTTTTTAGAAGGTTTTGTATTTGACAATAATTGTGTTACTAGTTTATCAGCCATTTCTAATCTAACTAAATTTTCATCGTCCAATTCTTCTATTTTTAATAAACAAATTTCATCTTTTGTTCGTTTAAGTATATCAATATGATTTTTTTCACATTTTTTGTAATTTTCTAAAAATATTCCAAATAACGTTTCCAATTTTGGGTAAGACTTTAGACCATATTCATCATCAACATATATTTGTTCCACATCTTTAATATTTTCGATATTAATTTTAGATAATTTTTTAATTAACGACTTTGACATTTAATTTATTATTAAAGAAATTATTTATAAAATCAGTATCCTAACACATACAACTTATAAAATTGAAAATAAACATATTAAAAATAAACATGTCTGCTGCAGTTTCAAAGAATGAGAATAATAATGATACAATCATTGTTGCAAGTAAAAGTGAGACTGCTGTAGCTTCTAGTTCTAAAAATATTTTTATATTAACTATTATACTAGATGTCCCTATTAATATTGATTTACTGGAATTACAAATGGAGCTGCAAATGATTGCCTATAATTTATCTAGATAAATAATAACCTAATAAAACGATTATTGGAGCAATAATTGCAGACGAAAAGCACCAAACACTTGCTAATGATTTTGTGTTATTTTTGTAAAATAGAAAAGAACACAAATAAGTAATCGCTAGTATCATTGTTATCATTATTTTCAATGGTGCTGGTAAGTACATACATACAAAAATAAATCCAATAATACACAAACAACCATACCACAATTCACCATTGTAAAAAGGCCATTGTAATCTATTATCATTATTTTGACATTCTTTCTTACAATTTGGATCTAATGGATAGGTAAGCTCGTTTTTACTATTGTCATAACAAAAAGAGACAACAGTAATATAAGAAAAGATACCGATCACAAGAGGAATAAATGATTTTCCTTTTGTGGCGAGTAAAATACCTAAACCAATTGCGAATACGTGAGATGGTAATGTATATTTTCCATAATTTGTGCCTATTTTATTTAATGTTGTATTACCATCGTCTAAACCTTTCCAGATAAGTGCTTCTGATAATTGGATCTGTCCATAAAATAAAATCAGCATACCAATGATATACTGACCTGTATAAAGGGCAAAAAAAGCTGATAACATTACGATTGTATAGGCGATAAGAGACGTACGATAACTGTAACACATATAAATAGTTGATATTTATATAATTGAGTTTTTCTTTCGTTTTTTATTTTTTTTCTTCTTTCTTTTCTTCTTTCTTTTCTTCCTCTTTTGTATTAATTTGAATATTGATTCCCATTGCTTCAAGTTCTTGAAACAATAACTTTGCACAATATGGAATATTTGTACGATTGATTTGACCTGTCTTGCACATTCGGCAAGCTGTAGCAGATGAAACGATATTTCCACATGTTTCGCATACATTGATCTGATATTGGTCGCTCATATCAAACAATGTTTCTTGAATAAATGCAGCTCCACCATGACTAATCAATGCATCCCTTTCCATTTCACCCACACGCAACCCTCCTTCTCGTGATCGACCTTCACTTGGTTGATGATGCATCATTGTCACATTCCCTGTGGCCCGAGAATTACCGGTCCATACCGCTTTTCCATTTCGACGAACATAAAAAATTTCATTAGGTACAGAAAGACAAACTACATGACATTTTTGGTTTTCTACTAGTCTATCACCCCTGTAAACAAATGGGTCTTTTTCTGATTTATCGATTAAAAGTGTATACGTTTTGGCTGATTCATTTGTGATAATAACACCAGACCAACCTCCACTATGTAAAAGTAATTGTTGTAATTGATCAATTAGATATTTCGACACACTAGTAAACTCGTTATGACTATCAAGTGCATCAAAAAAGATACGAACATATCTAGAATCAATCATAAAGATCCATTGAGGTAAAAATTCTGTTTTTAATAGTTTTAATTCAACTACTAATTCTATGATTTTATCTTCTTCTGTAACACTTGTTTCTATCCAATTTGCATTATTTTTATAATAGACAGGGATATTAAAAAGTTCATCCGCTCTTTTAAAATCAAATGATGTTGATGAAAGATCTTTTACCCACATACGATGATTTGCCGTCACAGCCAAATCAACACTGTCTGTTTTTACATAATACATATTTCCTCTGTATTCTGGGTAATTCATAACGCTGTTCGGTTCTTGGTATACAAGGTATCCATTTTTATCTAATGTTGCAACCTTGTCATCGACTGTGATTTCGCATATTGGTTTCCAACCATTTCTTGTCAATACATCATGATCTGTTGTTAAACAGTGAATTTTATCGGCCACAAGATGCTTCAAACGCTGGTAATAAGTTGGGCCAATAAAGATTTCGGCATCCAACATTTCCCCCGTAAATCCACTATACATTCGCTCATTGCCATATTTCTGAAATCCAAATGCTTGAAGCTTTTTAGAGATATCTTCAACTGGATCGATGCTTGCATCAGAAAATGCTGTAGAGTCACCAAATGTCCCACCAAGTGCACAAACTTTGCTATACATACACTCAAGCATTTGAGACATCGTCATCCTTGAAGGGATGCTGTTCATAACACAAACTCCCCCAGCAATAAAATTATTATATTTTTCAACATTGAAGCAGTAGATAGGTTCTTCTCCATCATCTACTCGTCCAATAACTTTCATAAAAAAAGTGGGAATAGCTGTAGTATCTTTACCCATAATATATTTATCTTTTGAATACCATTCAGAACATCCTAAACTTTCAATATATTGTTTAAATGTTGGAAAATATTTATAACTAAGATGTAAAACATCGCTAGAACGATTTGGTTTTCTACGATTTCCGATTTGTGTTTTTCCGCTAATACCAAAGGTATAATAATTATTTAGATTTACATTGTTAGCAAAAAATTCAGCACGAGCAAGTTCAATTGATTTTTCAGTTGATTTTTTTTCTTTCATGTATTTATTGACTAACCCAAACACGGCTTCAGATTGTTCTTTCACACGTTGTTGTAATAATTTATATGATTTATAAAGAGACATACGGCATGTTTTTTCAATACAATAACGCATTCCAATTTTTTGTGTAAATGCTAATGTATCTTTTACAATGATATATATAGTTGCATTATACTCTTTTTTATCGAATGGTTCAATTGGTCGATCACATGTTTTTCCACCATCATCTATATGATAATAACGAGTTCGTTCAATACATGCATTTACATCAAATCGGTTTAATAAATCACAAAGTAATTGTATTTTTTGATTAAAACTCTCTTCGTACTCTATATTTGTTGTTTGACTAAAACGAATTTCATTTACATGTTCTCCTTTTATATAAGGAGCATGCCCATCTCCTCCAAACAATCCAGCAAGAAATTCACGAACAACACAAAGAGGACTATCGAAAATAAAAGAAGGCCATGTTGTAATTTGTTGTGTTCTTCTTCCAATTGTAATACCATCCAATTTAATAATAATTTCGACAAGACAACTGGGTAAATTTACAATATAAACATAACCAAATCCAATAGATGAATCATTTTCACGAATAACTGGTGATATTCCTCCTGTAAGTAAATAAATATCTTGTTTACATAATTCGGCATCCATTTTAGTTCCAAATGAAATTGGACAACTGTATCTTCCTCCGCTCTTACAAATACATCCATCTGCTAACAAAAATCCTAAAATTCGTGCAAATGCCATGCTCTTTTCACGATTTTCATTTGTCTTCATATTAAATTCCCCAAATTCCCATTTTTGTTCAATTTCATATTCAGTTTCACTAACAACATCTTCGACCCCTTCAATACTCATTTGTAATTGTGTAGTTCCTAATTCCATGTCTTGTGCTTCGATCCAATGTCCATCTTTTGTGTAAAATTTGTGGTTTGGTGTACAACGAATGGTTCGACCATCTTCCATAGTAAGTTTTACAATTTTCTTTACCCCACCACATCCCATACTTTTATTTACACTAACGACAATACCAGAATCACCTTCTTCTTTATCGACTTTATTATGTGTCCATACATGTTCTCCACCCTGGATAAACATCTTTGAAATCGGTTTAGATAAACCATTACATAGACTGATTTGTGTTTCGGCTGTAAAACAGTGTGCATTCATGAGCAAATCGGGTGTAATTCCTTGTTGTGTAAATGGCATATTTTCATGTTCTAACAATAATCCGCAAACACCTTTTTGACTCGAACGACTATTTCCAGACCAATAAGGTTTTCCGTTTTGTTTAACATAAAAAACATGACTAGAAACTTCAATGCAATAAACTTTTCCTTTAAAATCAATCCATTCCTCTTTTTGTATTTTTTGTTGATGGATATGACCGTGATTGACAGTAGGTTCATTCTTTGTTGTAATAATGGCAACTCTGTAATTATCAAAATTTGTAGTAATAATTCGTCCATCTAACATCGTGTTTGTGTTTCCGGCTTTACGACCTTCTGGTAAAATCATATTTGCACTCCAACCACAATGTAATGCCAATCGTTGAACATCTTCGGCCAATTTTTTACTACTAGTCCAGTATGACCAACTAATAGAATTTTTACACTTACTTCCATCACCAAGTAACAAACCTTCTAATAAATAACGACACTCTTCTTTTGAAAAATCCCATACATAGTCAGGCAATGTTTTATGAGGAGCACCAACACTTTGAGGTTTAAAATGTTGAAAAAGTTGTTGATTATAAATATGGATTTTTTCTTCTCTTTCGTTATATGTAAAAATAATATTCATGTTTTGTAATACTTCTGTAAGTTTTGTTAATACTCGTTTTTTATTAACTGAAATACTCACCACGCCAGTTGTTTTACTCTTAAAAGTAGCCCATCCTTCAGCATACCAAATGCCTAAAAAATAACACCAATCTTTTAATAAATAAGAAACTTCTGGAAACTCATTGTGATTTCCTAATGTAAAAACCTCTTGATTTTCAGCTTTCCATTCGCCATTCTTCTTATGTGAAACACGTTTTCCAAAAATCTTATCAGCACGATATAGATCAAATTCAGAATGGTCACGTTTCTTTACATATAATTTATGATTAGGGGTTACAGTCATATCCAATTGTTGTGAAACAAGATTGTACATTTGTCCTTCATAATCATATTCAAATACAGAACTTGGTTTTTCATAAACAATCTCTCTATTTTTTAAGGTTGCAACACTATCATTTACACTAACATCTTTGATACTTTTCCAACCATTTGTTGTTAACACAGAAGTATTCTCGGTAAAACAAGCCATTTTGTCCCCGACTTCAGGGATCCGAAGTTGTCGAATTTTTACTTTTACCATCATGTACCCTTCTTCGTTTTTACCGGTCCAAATCTCGTCAACAATTCCTTCTTCGCCAGATGAAATTGACAAGGAGCAATCGATCTTTTCTTCTTGTTCTTCTTTTTGTACTTTTGTAAGTGTCTTCCCAACGATAACATCTCCTTTATAGACAGGTACTCCTTTGTAGACAATACCATTTTTGGCCAATTTACTGTAATTCATTGCTTTGCTTTGAGAAGACAAAGGAGGGATTTCAATCTTTTCGAAGCTACAATTGGTTTTTTTCTTTTCTTCATATGTCAATGTACGATACGCCGTCGTGACAAACATTCCACGATCAACAGAAGCTTTATTAAGAATAACGGAATCTTCTTGATTAAAACCGGTATAACACATAATGGCAACAATTGGATTGATACCAGTAAGCATTTCATCGTAATGCAACATTTTATTGTACTTTGTATCAACTAGTGCTTTTTGAGGATACGCCATAACATGTGAAATGGTATCATAACGATTTTTATAAGAAAGTGCATACACACCCAAGGCTTGTTTCATCATACTTGACTCGTAAACCAATCGAGGGCAATTATGGACACAAAAATTATCTCCGCAAATAAAGCTTTGATTAGGTGAATCGATTGTGATATCACAGATTTCATTTTCCCGTGAAATTTCTTTTGAAATGATAGGAAGAAAAATGGTGGAAAGCTTTACTTCTGTAATTTTTAACCATTCTTCGTATGAAATTGTTTGACTATGTCTAATATATTCAACAATTGATCCAAATTTTGCCTGCCTTGTTACATTGTAACGAAAACCAATCGTGTCAACATAATTAATTAATTGTTTATTGTCAACAATTTCGTCAATTGGTTTCGTGTCAAAATATTCGTATAATGATTTATAGTTACTTTCATTTTGAAAGCTGGCTAAAAATTCTCTTTTCACCATATCAGAACCATTAATAATCCAATATGGTAAGTTTTTGTCGGTTATTCCAAGTGAAATTAATAAAAGAGGAACTAATCCATAATATGTAATTATATTTTTACTTTTATCTAAGTTTAGATTTTCAGATATTAATCCTAATTGTCCAATATCATACATAAATAATTCCATACTATATTGTGAATCAAATGTAAGTGAAAACACGAGTGAATTTACAAGTAAATTCTTATCAATACTTGAACAATAACCAAATAATCTTGCAATTATAATAATAGAAGGAGACGTACTGTAGACTGGTAAATTAAATGACGATAAATTACATTTTGTATTGTATTCACGACACGTTTGTCGAAACATATTATCATCTAAGACAAGAAAGTGTTCGACATCTACAGAAACAGGTTTAGGTTCCAATGAAATCCCAACTTTGGTTGAATTCAATTTGATATCTTCAACATGTTTCCAACCTTCTGTTGTCATGAAAGGATGATCAAATGTTGCCGTGATACTACGGTGATTAATTGTGGTAACTTTATACACTTTTTTGTCTGTTTTAGCCGCATGAATATGTGATACAGCTGCAATTGTATTTTTTTGTGTTTTAGGATCAAATGTGATTACTTTATCACCTACTTTTACTTCACAAATTGGTTTAGTTGTACCATCTGCTAAATAAACAGGTTCATTTTTATAAATACACTGATTATGTTCACCATAAGGGATCACCGACGAACAAACACCAAGCATTGTACTTGGGTGAATTTCGCAATAATTATAAGGCTGAGTAGAATGTTCGATTAAATCAGACGGATACATCGCAATCAAACTATTTTCAACTTCATTGCTATCTACATATAAAATAACACCGCTTTCAAGTAAATCCATCCAGGACTTTACAACATGTTCTTTACGAAGAGCAATGGTTAAAGGTGCTCCGGTATCGTTTTTCTCGTCATCGTTTGGTACAACATTAATCAATGGACGCATAAATCGACCGGCATCGCAAAAGATACGAATTTCCCGTTCTTCTCGATCCATGATGAAAGATACTTGATCGCTAAAGATATGCTCATCAAATTTCAGACGTCGCAATTCCTTGTAACATTCATCAATGTTTTCTGCAAGTCCAACAAGAACTCCGTTAAGTAACACCAAATTCGGTCGAGTCATTGCCAAGAATTGATCTGTTCCTTTGATATGACTGGATTGTTCGATAAATCGTCGAACCAGAATAGGATTGCATCCAACTGTGAGTTTTGATAAAAGAGCAAAATTTTTAATGATACCGATTCCCTTTCCTTCAGGTGATTCAATGATATCAATAAAGAATGATTGAGTTGGATGAATTTGACGAACTTTGACATTTTTGCCTTCTTTTCCAATAGGAATTACGATACGACGAAGATGGGAAATGGTTGCAGGATAAGTAAGACGACTCATGATTTGACTAACACCCGTACGAACATATGTGTTTTTTTGTGCAGCCCAATTACCCGTGCAATTTGAACTAACAATTCCGTTAGCAAGAAAAGAATGTGTATTTTCTACAGTAATATCATATACAATTTCACTTTCACCTTTACGAATATCAACAAGTTTCATTAAAGATGTAGATAGATCAGGGTATTTTTTACCACAAAAAACATTACATCCATTTGGAATACTTGACGCTTCCATCCAAGTCGGAGTTTCATTTTGAAATACAAGAAGCTTGTGATCAGGTGTACACTGAATTGTTCTGCCATCTTCAAATGTCAAGACAATTGTATCTCTTTTTCCTTGATTAAAAAAATGAGTTTGAATAGATGGTTGTAATAAACCGGTTTCTTTATTCCAACCAAGTACATTTGCTCCTAATGTTTCTAATTGTTCAATCGGTACACTAGTTCCATTTGAAAGTGATACCAATGTACCTTTTACAAAACACATGGGTGCACGAATTGCTTGAGTAATACTGTTTGTTCGTGAAATTGCTGTAATAATATCTTGACGTTTTTCAAGATACTTTTTCAAATTGTCGCAATATCGCTTAAGGCACATACGAAAGAGGTCACCGAGAAGCATCCCAGGTCCTTCAATTCGCTTAATAGAAACGTTATCACGATCGTCAAATGATCGTGCACCCGTGGATACACGAAAAAGCTTGTTAATCATTGTACCAAGAAAAATCCCTTTTTCAAGACTCGTCGAGATTCCCATATGAGGAAACAATTCATTTTCAATCACTTGAGTGGTATAATGAATTCGATGTTCTTCGCTGTCTTCTACTTTTTGGATAGAAGATTTGCTAATGTATAAAATGGCATCTTCTCGTGTTTGAAAAACGATACTGTCACGGATAAGACGTCTAGCCATTTTATTTTCCTGAACGGATGAAGGCTGAATCAGTTGAAGGATTTCTTCATTTGAAAATCCCAACGCTTTAAAGACCGCGCCGGCCAATACTTCCTTTGACATGTAGGGAAGAGAAAAACAACAGTTACGAAAATCCTTATCAATGATGGCTTTGATGAGGACACTGTGACCAGTTTCTTCTGACATGCTACGCATTTCGGCAACATATTTGTCGGAATTGTTTTCAAATACGTAGACATGACTATGACAAAGACGTTCTTGACAAATTAAGGCACGTTCTTTTCCGTTCACAATGAAATATCCACGAGGATCATTTTCACATTCGCCCAACGCTATGCATTCAGGTACCGTTTTACCATACAAATTGCACTTTGAAGATCCTACCATCGTAGGCATACGAAGCAGAAATACTTTTGGGTGATTGATTTGGTTGACTTTTACACCATCTTCCCAGAATTCCTCTTTAATATCGACAAAGATCGGAGAGTCATATGTGATATCACGAAGACGTGCCTCATTTGGCGTGAGATGAAGAATGACACGATTTTCATCAGTGACAGACGCCTTTTCCCAGTAGGTTTGTCCAAATGTAGCCTTGTAAAGATTATGTTTAACAGTGGATGCATTTGCTCCACTAGTTGTTTTTGTCGCGATTTCAATCGAGTTGCATTCATCAATGATCCGTTGAAGTCCATGATTGACAAGATATTCATATGATTCAAATTGATGATAAACAGGGCCTCTCTCGGTGAAATATTTCTCAATGACGTTGAAATGGTCTTCTTCAGACGTTGAAAAAGGAAAGTGACTGACTTGTTGACTCATTCGTTCTTTCCTTACTTTTTTCCTTTGATTTATTTTTATATGTTTTAGAATATAAAAATCATTTTTATGAACAATTTAAATTTACAAAATGATAATCTCCATCTGGGCCGTTGTTACAAAAAAGAGGAGTGACAAGTTTGAACCCCAGGCTTTCTATATAAGGAATGGTTTCAAAGCATTTTGGTGCTCCCAAGTTATACTCAACATGTTGTACAGAGTAACTTTGCTCTATCTATTATTTTTTACCTTTATCTTTTTTGTACCATGTATTGGATCGCATATATCTTTTGATTGTTATTTTATAATTTCTGTAGACGAATAACTTTTTGATGCATATAAAGGTGTATTTTTAGAAATAGTATCATTTATTTACAATGTAAAAAAAATACAATTCAATTAAACAAATGATAATGTAAACGATGTAAAATGTATCCTTTAACATCGCTTCCGATTGTAAAAATATCAGAGCCAAAATCTCCATTTTCACTTTTTGAAAAAATAATTTTTTTATAGTTGTATTTTTTAATTATTGTTTTGATTTTATCAATCGATTCGTCGATATATGCTTTGACTTTTTCTGTTAATTTTGTAAACCCGCCACTTTTTATACTACCAGTTGGTATACCAGCGGAACGTGGTATATCTAATTTTTTATTATATTGATTGTAGATTCGAATACCGGCATTTCCATTTCCTTTTACACATGTATTCATATATTCGATATTATCATTGAAAATAAATAAAATATCTTTGTAGTCTGGTTGTTTAATCATCCAATTAAAATCACCAATTTGATTTTTTTTTACAAAAACATTACCTTTCACTGTTACTTTCACTGTTACCATAAATTTCATAAATAAATCCTTCCAAATTGCGTATGTTTCATCTGATATTGAATCTTTTACAGTTGTATGAATGTTACATAATACAATAAATAATTTTATGGAAGCTATATTCATACCTATTAACTGTAAAAATTTCATTATTCTCGTCAATCGAAGATGATTATGATTATTTGGTTTCATCCAATCTTTTTGTTCCCCATCGAATTTGAAATTTGATATACCGTAAAAACGTAACATTCGGCTCAGCGCCTGTATGACATTTTCACGAATTTTTTTATTTGTTTTGAATATTTCTATATCATCTTCCGTCAGTAATATATCTTTTTTATTATATTTACTTCTTTCTTTTAGCGGAAAAAGATATTGAATATAATCATGCGTTCGTTCAAGTTTATTATCAGTCCATTTATAAATTATATCTGTAAACATATAACCTGTAACACAGGGTTCAATATTTAAATAAAAATTTACAATACTCATATATCTTTATTATAATAATATTTTTATAATAAATAAAGTAATGTACAGTACTCTCTCTTCTTTATCTGAAACCGAAAATTACGGAATGACACCTATATCAAAACAATATCAACCAATGAATCGACAACCACAAAAAGACACATTTCTTAATCGACTTGGTCTTACCCCAATGACAGATTATCATCGTCAGGCAGACGGAACCTACTTTTACGGATGGGATTCCCGAACAGTTGACGCAGCCAGAGGACTCCGTACAATGTTAGATCAACCTGCCAAAGTTGGTGCTGTACATATGGACGATGTCTACAAAATCGATAATTCTGATTATGGAGGTATCTACCCTACGTATGGTGCAATGAACAATGGTAATATCGCTTATTATGTTGACCAATCGGTTTCTCAACCCTTTTTTGATCCTGTATATACATTAAGTTCAACTGTAGATAAAAGCATTCTAATGGACCCGATGAACAATCCTACACCTCAATATACGAAAACAATCGATTCGACGTTATACAGCGTTGTGAATGATCAATACGCTCGTGATCAACTATCCTTTCGGGAAGAATTAATGAGCCGACAACAAAATTTGTATAACAAGACAAGTTGGACAAATAGGTGGATTGCGGGGTCCCGTCCCCGCGCGACGGATTAAATGCAGCATTTACACCTTTGGAGATTTAAAACGCCTGTTTTTATAACAATATAAAAATGAAATTAGTAAATTAAATATAAAAATAAATAAATAATGGTTCATATATGGATAAGTCTACGTAATGATAAGATTAATTCACCTTGTCAAAATAAAAGAATTCTTCGTATATTCAGAAATAAATCTGTACTTTTTTATGGTGATTATGACTTGGATATTTATCTAGGTACAAAACATGATTATACAAATCTTGAACAAGTTATTTCCAAAGTAATTAATATAAGTGGCGGATGGATTAAAAATATTACATTAAATGATATAAAACCTAATGAATTAACCCATCTTGATTCATATATGTCTTATTGTGGTATTATACCAGATAAAGAATTAAAAAAAATGTTTCCTCGCCGTGAAAATTATAAAGTTAATAAAGGAATTACATTACGAAAAGATGGTAATTTTATCATGTATGCGTGTCAAACTGAAAAATTTTATTATGTTATATGCTTTGCTACAAGTTGATATAAAGTTACATTAGGTGTAACAGAAAACGTAAGAAATGTAACACTACATCGGCGTTTTAAATGTCCAAAGGTGTAAAAAAGGCCGTGCCCAAAACTATAGTTCTTTTTACAATTAAAACAATAAATAATTTACTACCCTTATCATCGTTTAATTTTTTATTTTATAAATTCTACACACAATATTTGTGTGTGTGATTTTTTTAGTTTGTTAGAATTATTTTTATAAAAATAATTTAAAATTAGAAATTATTTAAAGCATAATAGGTTAATTCGTGTTTTTTATATATAATTCTAATAATAATAATATTAAAACTTTTTAGTATTAAATTAATAATATTAAAATAATATTAATATTTTAATAATTTATTTTATAATAAAAATATGTCAACTAGAGAAACATGTGAATTTTGTAATTCTACTTTTGTCAATAAAATAGTTCTGAAAACACACATAAATACAAACAAAAAATGTTTATTATCAAGAGGAATGATATTAAATACAAAAAATGTTTGCGAAGGATGTAATACTGTATTTGTCTCTCCTAATCATTTAAACACGCATTACGAAATATGTAAAGATTACAAGATTATTAATATACTAAAAAAACACAAGGAAGAATTGAAAGAAAAAGAAGAAAAGTATAATGAAGAATTAAAAGAAAAAGAAGAAAAGTATAACGAAGACATAAAGAAAGAACGAAAAAATTTTGAAGAAAAACAAAAACTATTAGATTTTAAATACAAATCAGACTTGGCTGAAAAAGATAAAAAATATGAAATGTTACAATTATCATATGAACATCTTCAATATAATTATAATGAATTAAAAGTAGATTTTAAATTAAAGTATAATGAGTTGAAAGAAGAACATCAAATTAAGACAAATAAATATGAAGCCGTACTTGAACGTCTTGCTACAGATGCTGTTAATAAACCTAATACAACAAATAATACAGTAAATAATAATGTAATAAGAGATCATCTTTCAACTCAATATACAATTGACTCTCTTACTGATAAACAAATAGAACAACGAATCCGTTTATGTATGACTGAAGAAATTTTTTGGGAAGGTCAAAAAGGCCTTGCGAAAATGTGTGTTGAAAGTATCATTAAAACACCTGATAATAAAATGATGATTTGTTGTACAGATACGAGTCGTGGTAAATTTAAACTATTTGATGTGAAAGGAAATTTAAAAGAAGATATAGATGCGCGTTTGTTTACAGATCGTGTAAGCAAATTTATAAAAATTGTAGGAAATGAAATTAGAGAGGCAATTCAAGAAAGTATTGATAATAAAAGTAGCATGTTAGAAGAGAAAAATGGACATGAAAAAGATCAATTACTTAAAAAAATGGAACAACTTGGTTATTCACTGTTTGACGTGTTTAATGTAGATGACCATGAAAGAAATAAAGTTTTTAGAAATGAGTTAGCCATATTATCATCTATAAACAGAACAGAAGATATTTAAATTTATGCTTGATGACACTTTCCATTTTGATCACAAACACAACGAGTACTATTTGTTAAAACGTTTTTACAAGCGTTTTGCATCGCCGTGTTACACAATAAATCGTAAGAGTTTGCACTACTTTCGCAATTATGAAAAAAATTATCTGAATTATCAGGAGACCCAAATTCGCATTTATGTAATTTCAATATATCTGTATAACATTTTTCAACGGCTTTTTCATCACTACAATCTTGTCCACAACCATGTTTTTTGACGGGTTTAACAGGATCTTTATCGGCGCATGAGCTATCATACAATGCTTTGTATTCGTCGCAGCAATTTCCACATGATGGTCCGGAAGGATCAGCATATGTCATTCGTAATTCTTCGCATGTACCGCCATTGATCAAATCAGGTCTCCATTTAAGACATCTTATTTGATCTCTCATATTGTCATCTTTTGTTACGCGTATGCAATTCCAATTTTGGATTTTAGGTACAAAACAAGATTCTACAACTGGGGCTGGGGTAGGTGAAGGAGTCGGTGATGGTGATGGTGAAGGAGAAGGAGAAGGAGAAGGAGAAGGAGTCGGTGAAGGATCAACTCGTTTTTGACCTAAATCTCCTTTGTTATCACTTGGTTTGTCATCATCACTTCCTTTTCGAAACAATAAAATCAACAATACAACCAAAACGACAAATCCTAATACTAGACCGGCAATCCATTTTTTGTCAATGGTGGATCCAGTCATTTATATAAATTTTTAAAATATTGCTAGGTAAAGTTGAACTAGTACAAATTAACTAAAATATTTTAAATTGTTTAAAAATATATTTACGTATACTAAAAATAACCTTTACTTTTTATTTATTAAAATAAAAAAAGTATCCTATTTATCTCTTACTTTTATTTCTAAATTTATTTTGAAACTTCCACACACAAATTTTGTGTGTGTGATATTTTTTTTTAAAAATAAAATTATTTTAATAAATATATTTACAACCTAAAATATTTTAAAGCAGTAAAGGATAAATCGTAAAAATATCAATAAATTAAAAAAATAAATTTGTTCAAGATATTTTAAATTTGCTCAACTTTTTTTAAATTTGTTAAAGATATTTTAAATTTGCTCAAATATTTTTAAACAATTTAAAAATATATTAACAAATAAAATGGATGAGGTTAGACAAAATTGTGAATTTTGTAAATCATCTGTAAAAGACAAATATACTTTAAAAAATCATTTACTTCGAAATAAAAAATGTTTAAAAATAAGAGGGTTATCGCTTACTACAAATTTTATTTGTAAAGGATGTCAACATATTTGTACGAGTAATATTAATTTAAGTGTTCATATAGAAACATGTAAAGATTATATAATAATGAAAGTCAGAGAAGAATATGAAAATAAAGTTAATAATTTACAAGACCAATTAAAAAACAATGAAAAATGTCTAGTTGATACAATCAACAAACTTGAAAAAATTCAAAAAGATAATGATAAAATGTTAAATGATGTAAAGGATAAACTTGACAATGCTGATAAAGCTTTATTTGATAAAGAAAAACAACTAGCATTCTCAGACAAAGCTCTTTCTGATGCTACAGCGCAAATCGATAAACTTCAAAAAATGTTGGAGAATATTGCTACAAAAGCTGTTGACAAACCAACCACTACTACAAACACGACATTTAACCAAATCCGTAATAATTTTTCTGATAAATATTTTTTGGAAAATATTAAAGCTGAAGAAGTTAAAAAGAAATGTCAGACAAATTTTACAGAAGAAATACTAATGAATGGACAACGTGGAATAGCGAGACTGTGTACAGATCAAATTATAAACACAAAAGACAAGAAAAAGTTATTGGTAGCAACAGACCAAAGTCGTAATAAATTTCGTTATATGGATGAAAAAGGAAACATGAAAGATGATATCGAAGCCCGAACTTTTATAGAAAAAGTAAGTAAACCTATAAAGGAAGTTGCGGGTATCGTTTTTGATAACGTATTATCGTGTATTAAAGATGAGAAGGAAATGGTGGAAGATGATGATTATGGTCGTAAAGCGGAATTACGTGATAAAGAACTACAGGCAAATTCATCGATGGTGTATATAAATTGCTTTGATGATCCGAAACATAATAGTGAATTTATGAATGAATTGGCGATTTTAAATAAATGTAAATAAACAGTCTTTTAAAAAAAGGCCAGCGCCTTCGGAAACGCCTTCGGAAACGCCTTCGGAAACGCCTTCGGAAATAGGTTAAAATTAGGTTAAAGATAAAAATAATAATAAAAGAGATAAATGAGCTGGGACAAGTCTGTAAAACTAGTAATCGATCACCGAGAACATGACATTATTTCATATTGTAAAGAAAAATCTATAGCTTTTTCTACCTGTAGCTTGGATGTAGGAGATTTATTATTAACAAATGAAATTGACGTTAGTAAACCTGATGTAGACGTTAGTCAAATTGAAGTTAGTCAAATTGAAGTTAGTCAAATTGAAGTTAGTCAAATTGAGGCTAGTAAACCTGACGCTAGTCAAATTGATGCAACCCAACCATTAAAGCTTGTTTTTGAACGAAAAACCATAGCAGATTTAGCCGCCAGTATTAAAGATGGTCGTTACCGAGAACAAAAACAACGATTAAAAAGTACATTTCCTTTTCACCGAATCACTTATATTATTGAAGGATCGATTAAAGATATCAATGACGAAAAAAGCGTTCACGGAATCAATTCAAAAGCAATTGTCAGTTCTCTTTTATCATCACGATATCGTGATGGATTTCAAGTGATTCATACAGCTGATGTAAAAGAGACAATGTGGTATATTTGCGAACTAGCAGAGCGTTTTTCGACTCCTGATAAATTATTGTTTGATACCGAACATGGGTCATACGCGGCATCTGTAAGGGTAAAATCGAAAAAGAGCGAGAATGTTACGAAAGAAGTAGCGTATCGTATGCAACTTTCACAAATTCCTGGATTATCAATGAAAATTGCGGATGATATTGCAAATATGTATCCATCTTTTAGACAACTTTTAGATGCAATCGACGAGAAGGGAGTTAAAGCATTTGAAAAGGTAGCTGGAATGGGTAAAGCACGTAGTAAAAAAATCATTGAATTTATCGATTTTTAGAATTATTAATTAAAAATTTAATTAATAAATGATAGTGATAATGAAAGTGATAATTATATTATTATATATGTAATTATAGTGTAACTACTGAAACATACTGTGATGATACTTGGGGAACTACTAGAAATTGTGAGAATGGTTGCGGAAGACCTTACGCCGGAGCAAGTGATGCAGAAATGATTTGCTGCGGTCCAAATGGTACATCTACTTATCCACCAGGAGTTGGTTTTGATTATTGTAAAGATTTTATGCAACCTAATACACCTTGTAAACGGTAATTGTAAAGGTAACGGGCAATTTGGGGGAATTGCATGGTCAGGTAAAGGAACTTGTAATTGAATCACGATGTTTGAAAAGGGTATCTCGTACAATTAAGCGATCTTCATGCAACGGAATAGATGACAGTACCCTTGACGCAATGTCGTATGTCAACATCTTTACAAGAGATTGTGTCAACTGACAGAGATCTTTTACAATTTCGTCTTCATCTTCATCTTCTTTGACGTCTGTCATAAATGTAATGATATGGTCAATAACAGGATACTGGTACGTTTTTTGTTTGAGGAGGGATTGTGTTATTTTGTGTAAAAATTTATTATTCTTATCTGAAGTCTCCTTGTACAAGGCGTGAGCTTCAGAGAACTTTCCATCGCTGATTAAGGTTAAAATGGTTTGCTGATCCTCTGTCAAGACCTCTGGTGTTAAGTCCTCTAATGATGTAAATGTAACGCTTTCTGCTTCATTGTATTGTTCAATGGCATCGATGTATGGTTTGATAAACTTGCTGACAAAATGCATCGAGGTTGATGCAAGTGACTTGTAAAACTCCCAGTCTTTAAGACCCCAATCTGTAAGACCAACTTTGTGTTCCGACAAACTTTGTAGAATAAAGTTATACGCGTCCAGTTCGTTTTTGTGGACGAAATATTTGGCCAAATTGTAATATAAATCTATTGGATCAAATTGTTGCTTCACCATAAATAATCGACACAAAGCTGTTTGAACTCCTTTAGTCTTTCGAATATCATTTAAAAGACGTCGGTCTTTAGTATTTGACAGATAGCTATAAAGGTGGGCAAGGACATGGATAGCTTTTTCAAGAGACATTTTTTTTTTGGTGTTTTATTTTTATTTAAAATTCAATTTTATTATATAATAAATGGCTTTTTCACATGAGGCATTAATCAAAAATATAATGAATTATTATGAAGATAAACAGATTCTGACTGAAGAAGAGATGAAAAGATATTTTGAAGATAAACAGATTCTGACTGAAGAAGAGATGAAAA